TGGCTCGGCCACCACTCAGTGGCCTAAATTCTTGCCTCTAGGACGTAGGCAAACGGATGGGGTTCCACAGGCTTGAAACCCATCGATCCGTAAAAAATCTTCAACTGGGCGTCTTTGAGGCCGTCGTTTTTGGTCTGATCCGAGAAGGAGTCGATCTCGATGTAGACCTTCTTCGATGGTTTATAGTTGATCGCTTCCTGGACCAAGTCGCGTCCGTAGCCCTTGTAGCGGTGAGATGGATCGACGTAGACAGACGTCAGCCTGATCCAGCCGTCGGTCTCAATCATAATCAGCCCAGCCACCATCTCATCACCGTCGTAGCGGGTGACCGAGAAGAGGGTCTTGTTGTCGAAGATGTGGAGGGCGGTGATCATCAGTTGAGAGAGGGGTCACCGTAATCAGCGGTCAGGCGGGTGATGGCGCGTTGCACCTCCCGGATCAGTTCGTTGAGAGCCTCCTTCGACTTCTCCACCGAGGTCTCGTCAACACACTCTTGCTGAGCCTGGATCAAGGCGGCGGCCCCAACGTAAAACGCACGCTCCACTGCGTGACGACCTTCTGGGGTGAGGTCGGGGTAGACGCTGTCGAGGAAGCCTTCTAGGAGCGGTGTCAACGCATTCATTCCGAGGAAAGGCTAGGGGAGCGTAAAGGGGGGCGTCAAGGGCCAATGCATCAGAGTGTTGACAGGAGCTGGACGGAGGCAAAGGCACATAGGGGAGAAGAGAGAGAAGGAGTGAGCCAGGAGGAAGGCTGAGAGGAGGGGCTAAGAGGCAAGGCTAAAGGAGCAGGCTAGAAGCGAAGGCTGAGAGGAGAGGCGCAAAGAGGAGATGACGAGAGCAGGCTGAGAGGAAGAGCTGCAAAGGGTAGGTGACGGGAGCAGCTGCAAGGGGAGGGCTTTTGAAGGGGGGAAAATTTTTGAGAGGGGTACCCGGTACAGTCACCCCGGCGAAAAGGGCTCCCGCCCCGCCCGTCCGCAGCCTCGCCCCAAAAAAATGATTCTTAGCCCGGCCCGCGCAGATTTAATAGCCTCGCCGCCCCCAGTTTATTTGTCGCAATGTCATGAACTAAGTACAACACCTATTGTGGACGACTCAGCTGGTGCTGGGCGGCGTCGTTTCCGGGATCGCTTCCACGTCGATCACTGGGCAACTGATGGTGGGCGCCGACACCGAGAACACCGAGACGGGAGATCCGGCGGGCGAGTCCAGGCCGAATGTCCGGCGAGCGATTCGGTCCACGGTTTCGAGGCTACTGGAAAGACTTTTAATCTCCTCCACCTCTAACCTTCCCTCCGACATGGCATCTACTTGTTTATGCAATCGATCCGTTGTCACCAACACCTTTTCAAACCATGCCGCTAGCTTCTCCCTTACAATCGAATTGATGGCAGGAGCGTGCGCCGACACCGCTTGTTCAATGGCCTTCTCGGTGGCTTTCGCAGCGACGGCCGGCGCCGACACCGGGACTGTTCTCCCTTTGACGATTGTCTCCCGTCGAGCCCACCGGTGTCGCTTTGCTTGGGAGTATATAGAAGAAAGGCCGATCCCGTATTTCTCCCGTATTTCTGCGACGGGCACTCCGTTGTTCCAATCTCGTTTTATCGGCGCCCAGTCCACACTCCCCTTTGCCCTTCTCTCCCTTTGCTCTGCCCTTTGTTCCTTCCCTTCCTTTGCCTCCGTCGCTGCCGTGTCAATAGTCTGTTCCATGTCCTCCGTTTGCATCCGTCAACGGTCTAGTTCACGAGCGTCAACGCAAGGAAAATATCCGTTGCTTTCCCCTTTGTTTCCAGGCCTTTCCCCCTTCTCTCCCCTCTTCTCTGAAAAATATTCGTTGACGACTCTGTCCCCTTATGCAATCGTCATCACGTCGACGGGACATCCGATCGATCCCTCCGGAGGGTATCCGGTTCACTAGTTCACTCATGACCACAATTCACACAAAAGGACTCAATCGACCTGGTTACTGGATTTTCGCAACTGACGGAGTCCACTCGATCGAAGTCGAGTCTGTTGACCACGAATCGGCGCTTGGGGCTCACCTGTATGCCGCGCGCCAGCTAATCGGATCCGGATCGATTCGACTATCGTCTCAAGAACTTCACGACGGATCGTGGTTTCACATTTTTTCGATTTAATCCACGCTCTCATGAATTCCTGGTTCTCAACTTTTCTCGACTTCATCGGCCTGGCCTTGTTCCTAGCCTTGTTCGTCCTCGTCCTCGTCCTCATTTAACCCCTTCCCATTCTCTCTCATGAATGTCCACCTTTCTCCCGTCTCAACCAATCCAAAGACCGGACCCATTCCAGTCTCAACGTCGCCGGATTCAACGTGCCCCCTAGTGTGCCCGTTTCGTGGTTCCGGATGCTATGCGGACGCCGGACCGCTTAGGTTTCACTGGGGTGCTGTATCGTCCGGGAAACGTGGCGACGGATTCCGGGAATTCCTTTCTCGGGTCCGGCTTCTCCCGGAAAACCAGTTGTGGCGCCACAACCAGGCTGGGGATTTACCTGGCGCCGGGAACCGTGTCGACAAGGTCAAACTACTGGCGCTTGCCCTGGCATCACAGGGGAAACGCGGTTTCACGTATACCCATAAGCCTGTCGTGGCCACGGATTCCGTTCCCGCTTCTGTCGTCAATTCCAACCGGAAAGCCATCGGGGAAGCAATTTCCAAGGGTTTCACAATCAATCTGTCCGGGAACAACGTTGAGCACGCAGACAGGCTTGCCGAGACAGGAATGCCCGTGGCCACGGTTGTTCCCCCTGGTTCCCCGGCTCGTTTCGTCACCCCAGGTGGTAACAAGGTGGTAGTTTGCCCGGCTCAACGAGTTGAGGGAATGACATGCGATAAATGCAGACTGTGCTCAAAGGCGGACCGTGGGTTCATCGTGGGTTTTATCCCTCACGGTGCTGGGCATAAGAAAGTTGCCTCCGTTGCATGCGCTTCCAAGTAAACATTTACCGCTATCCCTCATGAAAAACCGCTACGATTCCCCCTGTAAAGTCTGCCACGAAATGACTCCGGCCGGCCTCGGCACGTTGGAGAAATCCCGTGGACGGTGGACGGTGATTTGTGATTCGTGCTCCGGCAACGTCTCCGGTCTAGTCTGCGTCCGGACTTCCTCCGGGTGGACCGGCACGCGCAATTCCCGTGGACGTTGTGAAGACGCGCCCTGTTGCGGGTGCTGCACGTTTTAACCGATACCCTCAAATTCCATGGCTACACTATCTAAACAAGGATCCGAAACTATTCGCGTTGAGCTCCTTAGGAAAACCTATTCCTTCCGTTCCAACGGAAACGTGCTCAAAAACGAAGGCGAAGGCTGGAAACTAGTGAAGTTCCGGCAAGGGTGCAATGCATCCACCCTTTTGCAATTAATCCGGGACCGGGAGTCTAGGTTAACTCCGGAGTTTCTGGCCTATAGGCGAGCCGTCCAATCGGAGTTTCAGCTGTCTGTACGTTGGCAATACCTAGACCTTGCCAATCTCATGGATGGGGACATCGATGGTCTTTGGGCTTCCCTTGAAGACCACGGATTACACCGGGACCTTGAAACCCTTCGAGAGCTCAGCCTTTTGCGCCAGGCCGCCATTGCAGCACACAAGGGACCCGTTGAAGCCTGAACTATCCACCACAGTCTCCGGGCAATCCCCGGGGATTGAATGGGTAATTCAGCCCACAAAAAATCCCATGAAACTCACTTGGCAATCCGTTAAAACCAACCTCCCCAACCTCCACCTTGCCACCCTGGAATCCCGGGAGATTGGCTTTGTCTTCAATCCCGGTAGCTCACCCGGAGAGCTCAACGCCTGGCGTATATTCTTGGGCATAGGCGAGTCGGCTCGTCTCGTTGGCCATGCCTGGACCCTACCCTCAGCCAAAAGAATCCTGGAATCCGTCGTCTAAAATCCACCGCGCTCAATTCTACGCTCACTCCCATGTATTATTCTATCCACACCAAATACCTCGCTGCCACGAACACCCGTGGTTCCAGGATCAAAGCCACCCTCGACAGAGATTCCGTCGTGATTCCTTACCCTTACGATTCAACGGGAGGGAATTGCCATCGGGAGGCCGTTGAGACTCTCTTGGCAAAGCTACGGGCTGAACGTCCGGACGGTTTCTACTGGAACAAACCATTCGTTTCCGGGGAACTTCCAGACGGATCCTGGGCCCACGTTTTCGTCGATTAATCCCCCGCGCCCAATTCCCCATGACCCCCTCCGAGATGATCCCAGTCTGGACCCTCATGGCCAAACTGTCGGCCGTTTGGCTGGCAATCGGGGCAATCCCCCTGATTTCCTGCCAGTTCGCGCCCGACGTTCGAGACCGGTTCGTCCTCTGGTTCATTGTTCCTGGAACCGCTGGCTGTACGGTCGCCTTCATCATGCTTCTCCTGATTTGACGCGCTTAATTCTGCGCGAATGACCCTCCGGCAGTCTGCCCTTGGCGGGCTGTCTGGGGATCCTTTGTGATCCACTAACTGAATCAACGCATCACCATGGAAACAGTAACCAATCCCACGCACATCCCGGCTTTCCCTAAGCCATACGCCAAATGGAAACCCATGCTCCTCGCCCTGGAGGTGAACCAATACGTTCGCGTCTCAGGCGAATGGAAGGAAAACACCCTGCGGCAGGCTTGCCTAAGGTCCTCGATCAACGGTCGGCGGTACAGGCTGCACAAGGAAAACGGGGAAACCCAGATCTGGAGGATGCAATGAAAACAGCATTAGACAACGCCACCCTCGACGAAATGGAGGCCAGGGGCGGGTCCTTCATCCGGGCTCTGGCGAAGGCTGCCAGGTATGCTGACGACGACAACCTGTCGCGCATCAAGACCGTCTGGCAGGACGACTGGCTGTTCTACCAGCGCATGATCCCAAACCTACGCGCCCGATTCCAGGAGGCCCAATGAAGATCGTCATTCAGGAGGTGGCCAAAGTCTTTGGCGTAACGGAAGGCCAGCTGATGGGGAATCAACGCTGGTATCCTCTAGCTCTGGCGCGGCACGTCGCAATGGTCCTGTGCCTGGAATCCCACCCGTTTGCCTCGTCAATTGTGGTCGCGCGTTATTTCAGGCGCCACCGTTCAATGTGCGTCCACGCCGTCCGCAAGGTCGATGAAGCCTGTCAGACCAATCCTAAGGTCCGGGTGGTCGTGGAAAATCTTCGGGAAAAGTTGTGCCGGAGACTTGACAAAAGGTCTCGGGTCGCTTAATCCTACACGCATGGCAATAAAGGCTTGCCAATTTCACTCAAGGATTTTGCTCCATGCGGGCGGCAGAGGTGGCCTGTCGTCCGAACCGATCAGCACGCCTGTGCCTTCGGGCCTTAACGGGGCGCCACCCTACCCTTTTTCCATTTTCTCGCAGATGGCGGATGTGCTCCGTCGCGGAAAGACATAGGTTCTTTGCCAGACTGGTTGTTAGTATTCTAGGCAATGTGGGATTGCTGCCCACCTTGCTGACTCGACCCCGAGGGAAACCTTGGGACCCGTTGGGACGGTCCAAATCCTATGGCGCAAGCCAGCAGCGGACATCGGTTTGCCTGTCTAGAGCAGGCTAAGGGAGGAAATAGGTTGTCGAGCCCGTCACGATGTTCATAACGCGAAAGCCGGTTGATCCCGACCGATATGGGGGATGGTATACCGCAGATTCGTTTGTTGTTAGTTCGCAAACAGCCTCACCAGTCACATGGCAAAGAGCTCGGCGGTCCGATGGCGTCGCGAGCGGGGACACCCCGTAATGACACCGAGGAATTTCCCATCTGGGCCGCCCTGGTGAAGATATAGCATTCTCTTGCTGTATGGCAGCCGCGTACCTGTGGGTGCCCGCTTCTAGGGCGGTAAGAGAACTGGAAGAAGGCTAAAGAAGCTACTTCAACATACTGCTAAAGCATGACTACTAACAACAACTGGATACTAACTACTGACGGAGGATGCCTATACAATGGTAAACCTAATGCCATAGGTTCTTGGGCATTCTATTTAACAGGGCCAAAGAAAATCGCGCGATCCGGCGCCGTGCAACAGGTCAATGGCCTACCTGTAACGAACAACAAGACTGAGTTTTTGGCTGTAATCGCTGGCCTTTCTTTAGTTCCTGAAGGTGACGAAGTGCTGGTGGTTTCCGATTCAATGATCCTTATCAACTGGATCGAGCGATTCAACAAAGGCACCTGGTACAAAAATACTTCGATGGATAAGTCTTTGTTGGAAGAGGTTCGATCCCTCGTTTCAGCCAGGACCGTCACGACAGAATGGGTCAAAGGTCACAACGACCATCCTGGCAACGAATGGTGCGACAAAGAGTGCGCTAGACTCCTGAACCAATTCGCTGAAAAGACTCAGGAACCAGCGATTTACGCGTAATTTCCCACAGCAAACCACAAACAAAATGACTGATCCAACGCTTGCAAATATAGGGTTGACAAGAGACCAGGTGATCGCCTACTTTGGCCGCGCACCTAGGACTCCACCACGTATCACACCGCCGAAGGTTGTCTCCTCGGCAGCACCTGAATCGGCGCCGGTCCTGAAACGATCCATCCTGAAGCTCAAATGCACTGGCATGACTTCTCTACAGATCGCTCGTGAGCTCCGCATTACTACTGCCACCGTCAACCGAATCCTTGCAGAACAAACCCTCATCAAATGACCATCAAGCAAAACCTAGTGGGCAAGTTCATGGAGGCGTTTGGCCAGGAGTTCCCCAAAGAACCCACCCTTCCACCTTCTCGCACGATCACCTTTCGGTACGACCTTATCAAGGAAGAGGCCGATGAACTGCTGTTCTCAGAGTCCTTGGTGGATTACCTGGACGCCATCTGCGACCTTCTCTATGTTGTCTACGGTGCCGCCAATGCAGCCGGCCTGAATGCGGTCCTCGTAGAGGCTGCCTTCCTCGAGGTTCACCGATCGAACATGAGCAAGCTCTGGACGCAGGCCGAGAAAAACGCTTACAAGGATGGCGACCTGGAATGGACTCCTAGGTTCGATCGATGGATCGCCAAGCGCGAAGGCAAGGTGATCAAGTCCCCAAGTTATTCTCCAGCAGATCTTAAACGATTTGTTGAGAGACCGTAGTTTCATGGTCCTGGGGCGCGCATAGGCATCACGCGCACTAACTAAAATGAGCCATCCCACACTCACTCCCACAGACCTCCCACCACCGGATCCCCGGATCAACCAGCAATATTTTAACGCTAAGTATAGAGCTTGGTTGCAGCGTCGCGGCCTCACTGACCCCTCGTTTAAGGCTGAACTAGAACAAATGGACAAGAACAACACTCAACGCCGTAAACGCACAGGGAAAAAATGAACACGCTCACTCTCCGAAATGAACTTAGGGCTTTGGCTGAAGATCTCTCCGAGGCTCCTGCGAAGCTCCTGATTGAGGCGGCTGACCGGCTGGAACTCCTTGAGATCGAGTCTGACGATTACCAGGCCATTGCTTCCAGAAAGCAACAGGATGCGAATTTCTGGAGACGAAATGTCATTGAGGCTCATAAGGGTTCACTGAAACCGTCTGTTTTAGCGATCGCTGAAATGGGTGAAAAGGGTGGGCGATGAGTTATGATGAGGCTCTCAAAGAGTAAATCTTAACCAAGGATGCCAAGCCATGAAGTACACGATTGAGAAGTACCCGAACTGCCCACCGAGGCATGGATTCTCGATCTTCAGTCCAGACTACCGTACGAGGCTTAGGGACATCGCTCCGATAGGCATCGTCCGAGAACTCAACAAGCTGCTGAGAAGGATTGAAAAGCTGGAGAAGGAGGCTAAGCCATGAGCGACACGCCGATGACTGACGAACAGGAGTATTTTATCGACGGCGATAAAGGCATTGTTGACTCCGGTCTAGCAAGAGAACTCGAGCGTAAACTCAACGCGGCCAATGAGCGCATCAAGCAATTGGAAGAGGCGTTGGATTGCGTCGTAGTTAGCTGCTCATACGTCCACCATAGAAAGAAGCATCAACACAAATACGGCCAACCTTGCCCTGTTGAGGCTTTGATCCGAAAAGCCAAGAAGGCCAAGTCATGAACGATACACCTCCAAAGTGTAGCGAGCAAAACAATGTACAATGAACTCCGAAACAAGGACCTGCATGGATTGTCATCAGGTATTCCCGCTAGAACAATTCCCGCTTAGAAGCAATGGACGTGGCGGATTCACACGCAAAAAGAGATGTATCGAATGCTGGAAAAAGGAAGTTAAACGGGTTTCTCACAACGGCTATCTTAGATATAGATCAAATCCAGATAGATACGCACAGCGCCTTCAAAAGGATCGTGAGCGGTACAAACTCTACTACGAGACGAGATACAAAGATAAGAAGCTGAACTACAACAAGCACATCAGGCCAAAGCACTTAAAGGAAGCGCACAATGCCGTACAAAACGCCATCCAGCGTGGAGAATTAGTCAGGCCAGACACCTGTAGTGCGTGCGGATCTAACTTACCAGTAGAAGCTCATCACGATGACTACACAAAAGTGCTCGATGTCAGATGGCTGTGTAGGACATGCCATAGCAAGCACCATAGAAAGATTAACCACGATCATTTCAATGCAATTGAGTAATCAATTTAGCGTCTCGATTCTGTCAGAAAACTAGGTACGAATTTCTCCATGAACGACCGTCAACGATCCATCCTCAAGAACGCTGGTGTCAGCGGCTTCAACCAGCCCAAGCGCACGCCCTCCCACCCAACCAAGAGCCATGTGGTGGTTGCTAAGGTAGGCGACCAGGTGAAGACCATCCGCTTCGGCCAACAGGGCGTCTCTGGAAGCCCTAAGAGAGAGGGCGAATCTAGGGCAGACAAGGCTAGGCGCGAATCGTTCAAGGCTCGTCATGCCGAAAACATCGCCAAGGGCAAGATGAGTGCGGCCTATTGGGCCAACAAAGTGAAGTGGTGAAACTCCTCATCCTCCCCCTATTAGCGTTCGGGGCATCGGCTCAAACCATTTCCCTAACACTCACTGAGGGCATCCCCGCCACGATGCGTCCTCTCTATGCGTCCACTTATTGGCAGTGGTTCAAGAATGACAAGCCGCTTCCTAGAGCAACCAACGAGACATTCAGCCTGGAATATCCTGTAGAAGGAGATGCCGGAACCTACACGGTTAGGAGCGGAAACAAGATGACTCGCTATCAGGTGAGTTTCCAAAGACAGGTCCGTGTGATCGTTTCCTCTCAGATTGTCCTAGGAGATCAAACATCAGTCACAAAAAGCTCAAAGATTGAGCTGATTCCATGTTATACTGGAGCCCCAATACGTTACACTCTCGACGGTTCTGAACCCACGTCCAAATCAGAGCTCTACAAGGGACCATTCACTGTAACCAATGGCTGCGTATTGCGAACCTCCATCATTATTCCCGAAGGCGATTCGGTAAAATTGAAACTAAAATGAACGAAACGATTGAACTCACTGACGCCGAATACTTCGGCATGGCCTTCATCTACGTCCACAAGGAGACGAAGAAGGTGAAGATCCTCAACGTCGATGTGGCCAGGGATTGGTACAAGACTCCAGATGCGGACAAGTGGAATCACACTGCCACCATCAATACTCACCTATATCTGGAGAGCCTGCTCAATGGGTCCAAGTCAGAGCAGAACAAGAGCCTCAAGGGTCTCGTTGGTAAATGAGTGAAGAGAAGCTCCGTAAAGCCATCGAGAGGCTTGAGGAACAAATGGAGCTGACGGAGGATCTCCTCCTAGGCGCACTCCTCATGCTCGATGAGTTAGGGGTCAAACCCAAGACGAACCAGCTCTTGGAGAAGGCCAAGAACCACCGCCCAAAACGTACCGTTTACAAATGAAATCTAAAGCCAATGCCATCGAGCCAAGCCATTACACAGACTGCGCTATCCAGCCCTTGGACTACATCTGCGCCAACAACCTCAACTTCCTAGAGGGGAATGTGGTGAAGTATGTGACTAGGCATAAGGCTAAAAATGGCAAAGAGGACCTGGAGAAGGCCCTCTATTACCTGCAGAGGCTGATCGACCGTGAGTACGGGGTGAACCCGGACTAATCCTCCATGTCCGACTCTTCGCCGGAGTCCTCGCTCTCCATATTCATCCCCATGTGTTTGCCCATCTTCTCCATGTAGTCGAGGTGATCTTCCATGGCGTACTGCACGGCCATCTCCTCCTTGATGCCACGGGAGATATTCTTCTTGGCGGCTTCCAAGACGCACTGGCCCCAGTATTTGTCGCCGTACTGCTTTTCTAGTTCTTTGAGTTTCATGTTATTCTGTTTCTACGAATCCACGACGTTCAGTCAGTGGCGTTAGCGATTTTCCGTTGGCCTTGAGTTCCTGCAAGAACTTGTACTTGCCCATCTTCTGGCCTTCGGAATAGGCGCGACCAAGAAGATCCAACTTCGTCTCGTCTCCACCTCTGGCGAAGGCGCCACTCATGTAGACCTTTTCAGCTAGTGTCCTTCGGTAGAAGCCAACCAGTTGAGCATAACGGTCGTATTGCTCTGGGGTCATCCTCTCAAACTTCACCCCACGAACCTCCATGTTGGGCATCGGAAGGCTTGGGATTGCCCTCTCCTCTCCGGTGCGGCGCCACAGCCTATAGATGTCAGCGTTAAGAGGATCAGCTTGGACAGCCTTCATCCGGATCGGATCCAATAGATTGTAGATCCAAGGGTTTCTACCTGGAGGAGTCTGCGGTATGGCTTCCCCCCAAAGATCTCGCTTGAGAGGCAGCTTATCTGGCTCAGTTTCTCCAGGAAGGATTAATCGAAGCGCCTTCATTCTTCGGTTCAACTCATTGTTGAAGCTGCCAAGAATGGTGTCCTCCTTCAGGACGGGCATGTACTCGCGGTCAGACCTGTCGATAGCAGCAAGGATGTTTGGAGCCACCGGAGAAGCGGCGGTCACCAGCATATTCTTGGCAAACCTCTGAAACGATTGCTTCGGATTGCTGTTGATGAGGTTGATGAAGTCAGCGGTCCCCTTGAGGAACGACTGCTGCATCACAAAGTTCATATTGCCAATCAGGGCGCCCCAGCTTGTGGCGAGTATGTCATTCTCACCTGTGCGGCTCTGCTCTTTGACGCGCTTGGCCATTCCAACCATCGAGGCCAACGCTCCTCCAAGACCTAGCACGGTCAGATCTACAATGTTGTCTCCGGGCTGGAACTTAACGTCTCCACCTTTTGTGTACCTATTAAGTGCAGTCAGGTTGATAGCCCCTGGAGGCATAGCGCCTTGAGACAACGCAAGCTGTCTGGCCTTCTCGGTTTCAGCAGGCGTATCCAGCGGTGCGCTGATGATGCCTTTGTCGTATAACTGCGAGAATGCGCCGACAGCAACAGTTCCGATGATCTGTTTGGAGAGAAGGATGTTTCGCTCTCTTGGAGTCATCTTCTCAGACTTGAGCATCATCAACCCGACTCCCGGGGTGAAACTCAGGATTTCACCTAAGACGTTGATAGGAGTCTTCTGGAACAGAGTGACTAGGCGGTAAGGTATGTAACCTCCTGGACCAATTTTGTTCTGGATCCACCTATTGATATTTCCGACAGCTTGAGTCGCCGCGTTGTCCTGCTGGTATACAGCCCTCGCAGACTCGAAATTGATCTGATCAATCTGATCTTCTGTCAGGCCCTTCTTTCCTGCGGCCGCGTCTTTGTCAGTGATCTTGACCTTGTTGATGTTCTTCTTAGCCAACTCAATCTGGTTTTCAGAAAGTCCAACACGCCTTCCAAACTCTTCAATCGTGGCAGCGCGTTGAGCAGCCTTGAACGGAATATCCGTAGCGACAGTCAGACGAAGCATCACATCCGGAAGAATTCCAAGAGTTCCAGCCACCACATCCTTTGCCAGAAGACTTGGACTCTCGACAGTTCCAGTAGTCAGCGCATCAAAAATGTTCTTCCAAGACCTCAGGAAGTTAAGCGGATTTCCGGTGTCTTTACCGACCTCGTACGGAATTGCGTCTGATCCTTTTAGAACAACCTTTGTAACTTGAGGAAGTGATTCGTAGAAAGCTTTTATCCTTCCGATGGTTCTAGCATTGATGTTGAACGTGTTATCACGTCCGCCAGTGACAAGTTTATCAATGGTGGCAGCAGACATATCAGCCACCTCTCTTGGGGCAGCATTGATCGTGTTGTATAAAATGTTTCGAGCTATGGATAGAGGCGACAAGACGCTTCCCTGAACCATCGACAAAAACAAATCCGCTGCACTGGCTGGGTTGGCTTTTGCCAGAGCAATGTTCAGGTCTGTTGATGCAGCATTGGTGGCAGCCTCAACTTCAGCACGTCGACTCTTGATCGAGTTGATCGTTTCCTCTGGGGCATTTGCTTCAATCGCACCAGCCCACTCATTGTCGATCCCATCTAAGGCGTCACGGTTTCGAGTGAACACCTCCATCTCAGCCTTGAGTTTATTGGCAAGCTCTGGAGTTAGGCCCTTTCCCCCTGCATCTCTAATCGACGCATCAACAAGAGCAACAAGTCCATCAGGAGTGGATGACTTCAGGAACTTGAACTGATTGACCAACTGCCCCAGCTGAGTTCCAAGTTTGGACAGAACCCTGGCCATGTCCAAAGCGCCCACTGTATCTCCGGAATTGATCCTTCGATTGAACAGTTCGATCCCTGAAGCAATCCTCGTATTGGAATCAGTCGTGGCCAGATCAGTGGACAGCTGATCCGCAGTCATTCTGGAGGTTGTATCGGAAACCTCCTTCATCTTCTGGTTCGTATATGAAGCCTCAGGTGAAGCTGCCAACGCCTGACGTACATCAAGTGGAACAGCTGTAGACCCAACAATCCTAGCAGCAGCGGTCCTAGGCTTCTGTCCCGCGCCGGGAATTATCTTAGGCGTCTCGCTTAGAGCACTGGCCAGCGCAGACCTCAGTTGAGCCTCATCAAACTTACCCTGGAAGTCATACTTAACGTAGCGGACAGCCTTCTCAATCGCGTCAGCCACCTTAGCACCACCCTTGATCATCGACTGAGCGACAACCAAGGCGCCGTTCCAGCTCTGTCCAAGGAACTCAACGATGGGCAATGCACCCACACCAGGCGTCACATCCACCCTAAGGTTCTCAAGGCTCTGGGTAAGTGATTCAGCGGCTTGAGAGAAGCGGCCTTTAGCCTCCTGCGCTTTAGCTTGTCCACGAATCGCAGCCTGCGCGCGAACTTCAGCACGGCGGGCCATCTCGGCTTCACTTGGTATGACTCCAGTTCCGAATCCCTCAGGAGGATATTGGCCAACCGGAAGCTCAACTGGTGGGCTAGGAGGTTGTTCAATGAACAGCCCTTCTTCGATCAAAGCCCTGCGTTCTTCTGCGCTCAGCCTTGGATTCTTGGCAAGAATCTCCTCTCGTCGTTTCCTCAACTGCTCAACCTCTATCTGCCTAAGCTGACGAGCCTGTTCAGCCTGTCTAACCTGATCCTCGGCTATCAATTTGTTGATGACATTGTCAAACGCCTCATTGAAAGCAGCCTTCTCAGCCTCGACTTTAGCCTGCTCTGTCTCTCTAGTGATTATCTCTTCGGCTGCCCGCCTTCCAACGCGACGCTTTCCAATGCCGAGCTCGGCCTCAATCAGTTTTCGAGTTACAACAACTGGTTCACCTTGTGCGGCTCCTGATTCAAGGGCCTCTGTTATCGCCTCGGCAGCAACTCGTTGGTCGTTTTGTTCAAGTGCTCTAGATAGTTTTTCGCCTGTCGTTTCAAGAGGTCGGGGTTCAACGCCAGCTCTCTGAGCCCGGATTTCAGCGGCAGTACGAAGGGGTTTTCCAGATGGAGGAGGAACCTCAGCTTCGATTGGAAGCTCGCGCGAGAGCGGTTCAACAAATGGCTCTTGCCCGGCAAGCCTTCGCGGTAGCATTTCCTCAACTGGAGCTGTGGATTGAGGCGTAGGACGAGGGCCTTCTCCGATACGTTCCGGAGCAAAGACTTCAGCGCCTTGAGCCCGGAGCCTCTCGATGGCGGTCATCTCGCCAGTGTCTATAACGCGAGCCGCTACAGCCTCGTTAAGAGCTTGATCCATCAAGGCCCTGGTCTCAGCCAGGAGCGCCCTGATTTGTGTTTCGTTGCGAGCCTCCTCTGGAGTGATGGTTCCAGCCACTCCGCGTTCTGGAAGGTTGGCTTCCGTGAACGCAATCTCCTCACGAACCTTCTTGAGATTCAGTGCAGCATCACGGGCAGCGATCTGACGACCAGCCAAGGTCTCCATGGCTTGAGCGTCATCCAATAGTCCAGTGCGGCTCCTGAAGGATTCGCGAGCACCAGCGCCAAGAAGGCCAGTGAAAAGAAGTGACAGCCCGGCTTGAGTCGCGGCCCTAACCTTCTCCTCAGCTGGAGCTTCGGAATCAATGATCTTAACAGCCTCGCGGGTTGATAGCAGGGCTGAGTCAACAGTGGGCTTCGTGAACCCAGCGACAGCAACACGCTCCAGGTTCTGAGCGATGCGAGAGGTGGAGGCAGCAGTCTGAAGCTCGGAAGCGGTAGCACCACCTTCAATCGCGCGAAGCACTTTAGGTATTGAAGCAACGCTCCTAAGTCCTGTGCCGATACCGAGAGTCGCGATACTACCGGGCGATTCAAGAAAGTCCGCAGTGGCTTCACCTATGACGCCAGCGGCAGCGGCAGTCTTAGGGCCGATCAGATTTCCGGCAGACTCAAACGCCTGCTTATATGCTTCACGCTTTTCAGGCGTTGCTTGAAATGCAGCTCCAACACCTTCCTGTTCAAGCCTGGATCCAGCAGGCTTTGTGATGGTCGTGCGACCAAGACTTTCGGAGACTTGAGCTTCCAATGCAGCCAAGGCGGGAAACCGTTTGGCCTGAATTTCAGGCTGCTGAAGACGCTCTCTAAACGTCATCGGCGCCCGCAGCGTCGCCTCAACACCTTCCAGAGCTTTGATCGGTGCGGCTGGAGGTTGAGTTGGAGTGACAGCTTCTGGTGCAGGCCCAAGTACGGCATCAGTGAGGCTGGTGACGAAGCCCTTCTGCTGAGAAGGATTCATTGCAGCATACTGCTTGAACGCCGCATCAACCGTCTGTTGAGACGGTGGCGTATCGCCTTCCATCTCCAGAGTGATACCAGTTGAATCCTGAGTAACCTCGTAGATAGGCATAGGTTACTTGGCTCTGATTGTGTATCCGTTCAGTTGAAAGCCGCCGCTAGGTGCGTTGGTTATGGTATTTCTAGGGGCTCCAGGTGGAGGCGGCTGAATACCGGAAGCACCCGACATTTCCCAATCATCGATAACCTCTTGAGGAGTCCCAGCTGGCCAAGTCGTGGTAACTTCAGTTCCAAACTCAGTCTGCCTTCGAGTTATTTTTGGACCAAACGTGCCCGCCTCAAGGGCCTTCTTAACGTCAGGATCGGACTGTGCAAGTTGTTCCAACTGAGATTGAGTTCCATAGACTGGACCCTTACCTGGAACCATCAGAGTTCGTTTAGCATCAGTGACCTTTGGCTGACCCCTGATCTCAGCCACATCAACTTTAGTTGCAAGACTCTTCTCAAGCTGCTCAGCCTTGAATGCGTTCTCTCGGCCCAGCTTAAAATTCTCCTGCATCTTCTTCGCCCATTCAGTTCGAGTGAAATCAGGGTTCTTGGAAAGGAATCGATAGAACGACGCTTCGTTTTCAGGAGAAGAGTAATTGCCAGCAGATCGAGCAATACCTTCTTGGAACCTCAGGGCCTCCACCTGATTGGCGTTAAACCTATTCTCAACGTTGAGAGCCTCGCGCTGTTTCTCAGCATCGAGAATCTCTTGAGTGGTCCTCGCCCTCATCAATTCTATCTGAGCCGTCCGCATAGGAGCCATCGCATCAAAACGACGTTGCTCCTCGGCAGCCTGCCGCTTCTGCTCTTGGAAGCGCAGCCCTTCGAGGATGTTGCGTCCCATCTGCTGCCCAAGCTGGGCCTCAGCAATGCGACTCTCAGTGATCCAGCTGGGAAACTGTGCGTTAATAGCCATAGATTTATCCCATTATTCCGCCCATCGCTCCAAATGTACCGCCACTCATTGCACCAGTAGAGGGCTGAGACGGCGCTGGCGTGCCTCCAAGGCTACCCATGGACCCGAGGCTTTGTCCAAACTGATTAAGACCGCCTCCGACAATTGTTTGCCACGACTGCGCCGCAGACAGCTGGCGTTGCAGCCACTCAGACTGATATTGATTCGCCCTGTTTTGAGCCGTCACCTGGAGCTGCTGCGCCGGGGAGACGAACATATTGCTCACATCGAACTGAGGTGCGGTGAGGTTCTGCCGAGCGTTCGCCAGAAACTGATTGCTCTGCTGCACGCCTTGATTCATCAGCTGCAACGAGGTCAGACCCAGATCGCGTGCAGTGAGGTTGCGTCCGAATTGACTCCCAGCCACACCACCAGCCACAGCCCTGGAAGCACCAGCCCGTTGAATGGCACGTTGCACATCCTCTGGGATCTGTCCGGCAAGGTTGGCTTGGATGTTGGCAGAGGTCTGGCCAACCATCTCCTGATACCCGGGAACGGCGGCCTGAAGCGATTTCAGCAGTCGCTGCTGGGCCCCTTCGTTGACTCTAGTTGCCAGTTCTTCGGCTTGACCCAAGACATTGAGGTTGGCCGCAGTGGCCCGTTTGATTTCCTCGCCAGTGTCGATTGGCACATAAGAAGGTGCATTAACCTTCTTCTTCATTAGGTTGCCGAGAGTTGAAATCCCGGCACCCAAACCCGCTGCTGCTATTCCAGCCCAAGCCATATTAGTAGAGGACCGGAATGTTTCCGGCGCCAAAGTTACGATAGTCGATACGCAAAGGTTCCACCACGCCATTGCCCACATAGTGGGACACTTCGCGGTCCAAGATCTGGTAAGCCTTGGCCTCGTGGCCGGACGCCAGTTGCATTTGATTCTGACGATAGAGCTTGATGGCCTGCATCATTGAGGACAGAGCCGGGATGTTGGCGATCAAAAGGAAGTCGTTGTCGTTCTCGACTGGGGTGAACTCCTGGCGGTACATGACGGTGACCTGCTTGGTGCAGTTGTCTGGGATCCCTCCAATAAGCGAACGGCGATACACAGGGCGGGTCTCGTCCCACTCGTACATCGCAATTTTCTGAGTGGCCCCACTGGCAAAATTGTAATCGTAAACTGAGATGTAACCGTTGGTCTTTGGCTTGACCACTTCGGTGATACCAGCCAAGCCCCATTGGATCTGACCAGTGTACGGAGTGGATGGGCTAATCGGCACCGGCACCCACACACCGTCCCTCCAAGCACCCGTGGAATCCTGAGTCCTGATCCAGTTACCCTTACAATCGTATCCAAGGAACCCAATGTATTGATCCTCATCCTCGATCTTTTGGGTCGTTACCTTGATGGTGAATCCATGGCGGACATCCTTGAAGGTGACGGCAGTACCTCGATCAAGAGCTTGATAATCGCATCCAGAATCACAACTACGAAGGCCGTATCCAGATTCAAGGAACTCAAACCATTCATTGCGAATGGTCAGAGGCTGGTTGCACAGGGCAATCGATTCAATGTTAGCAATGTCGCGAGGCCAGGTAACAAGACCATCGGTAACGTTGATGGCCATCTTGTGATGTACATCCCACCAACGATCTGGACCCATCAAAAGCCTTTGAGTGGCCTCGTTGACAAGCTGGACGAAAGCGGGACTGCACGCCGGGACGCCCAGAGTGGACACATCAATCTGTGCTTTGGCGTCTCCTAGAGTGGCTTTCATACGGGAACAATTCGCGTGGCTTTGAATTTAAGAACCCAATTGTTCTTGCTCGTAAATTCTTGGGCTCCTGTTGATTTGTTCCAAACTTGGAATGTATTATCGGTTTCCAAAGGTCCAGCTACAATGTAAACCTTGTCTTGATCGAATGAAACAATATATGGAGGAGCCGACAAATCTCCTGCCGCATCAATCCAAGAAAACAAATTCAACACATTGATTTCATCACCAATCTGGTATCCCGCTGTAGCTGTGGTGCATTGGATATAGGCATCCACATATGTGGGTTTATTTGGTGAAAACCCGTGATTCCAGGGAAGTGAATTGTTGTCAGTCGGAAGAGTTAGAGATGGCGATTCGCTGTAGTAGTATGTGGCAGATCCTTGAGGAGGCGAATACTTTGGATTAAGCAGCTGGAAATTCGTTCCATCGTACATGAAGATACAGATCATTCCGGCCTGAATGTTTCCGATAGCCAGAGTTTCGGATCCATACTTCTTTACTACAGTTGGAGTCAATCCATCCAACTCAATTGTTACAGATGTCGCATTATTTGAATTCGCAACCTTAATGATCAACAACCTGCCAACAATGTCAGACAAGCTGCTGACAGCATCAATAATATTTGCACTTGTGATTTGAATCGCATTGGTCGTTCCAATGTCGTTGAAGTAATACTGCTCTTCATCTGCTCGCTCCCAAGCATTAGTGGCGCTATTCCAAGATCTAATTGATAGAACCTGACCATTACTATCTTCCTGAAACCAGATCTTATCGTGATCCGCTGATCCGGGTGGATTTGATTGTACAATGATCTGAGAGGCTGACGTCGGCAGAGTGACCCGTTGCGACGAAGAGAAAGCATCAAGAACCGCCTGCCAATTGGTCGGACAGAACCCATCAGGAAGATTCTGAGCTGTCGGGATTAGGATTGAATTAGGCATTGGAGCAGGCTTCGCATTCGTTCTGGACTAGATTCGTTGTGTCGCAATCAGGATCGATTTCACCAAACTCATTCTCAAAGCGTTCATCGGCTAGGACGCGCAACTTTCGCATTTTAAGATGGCCTGTCAGCTTCAATCTAACCTGAAACTCATATCCGTTGGTGGAAGGATAAGGAAGTGATCCGCAGACAGTGGTTGGATCCACCTCTGGTTCAGGCAACGCTACCCTGGTTTTGACAGGAGCTTTACTAAATAGAGTAGGCATACAGCCAGTAGAACGATTCGGAACGCTCTTACAGACCGAAAAGTTCTGCGCCCACCTAGCCCAAGGACTCCAGCAGCCCTTCACGTCGCTCTTGTAGAAGGCGTCTATGGCCACATTGCCAGAGAGTTCGCTCATCCACATCTCGGCGCTCTTAAGGATCTTGAGCGTTAATGGAAGATCGAACTGATAGCTTTTTGTAACCAGCTCCCACTCAATGTCATTTCCATCATCTGTCCACTCGTCTCGGGTGATCTCCCAGATGCCGATGTAATCATCTTCATCAAGGCCAATGGCAAACGCCCTGATGCCATCAATGTTCTGAACGGTAACCAACTGAAGCACCCGATCAGTTAGGATCCACTTACCATCCCAAGCAGGAGGAACCTTCTCCTTGATCGTAGAGACCAGATCAAAGTCCAGCGCCACGCAACTTCTCCACACCACGCCTCGCTCGGTAGCAATAGGATTCGTTGTGGTGATCAGGCGGTTGTCGAAGTTGATGGAGCTAGACCAGAACAAAAGACCACGATCATCGTGGCTCATAATGGGTTCCACTTCTCGGCTCACAGGTGTGTTAGCCCATGTGTTCCAATCGCGCCTAGCAAAATAGAACGAACGGATGCCGTCAGTGGACCTGAAAAAGAGATCTCCGTTTACCTGTGTAATCGACTCGTGAGATTCGGCGCCGTTACGAAGTAGGGCAAACCGTTGAATTGGCTGCTGAAGATTTTGCCACTGTGTCCTGTCTGTCGGGGCGTCGAACTCAAACACGCCATTAGCGGTGAAGACCATTAGCGATCCTTCACCAGAAGCCGTGTCAGTCTTGGCCGAAAATGACAATCCAGTAACATCGCCAGACTGCCAAGGAACCGTGAAGGCGCCTCCTTCAGCGATTACATCATTGTCTGTAAATCGTAGAACATTAGCCGTACCAAAAGCGGGATCTCCGTAGATGATGTCACCGCCAACAAAATCTCGACCGCGGCCAACCCAAAGGCGCCCAAGGCCATAAGCCATAGGACCACCCGTTGGCACCTCGTTGCGATAGGCTCTTCGGACTCCTGCTCCGTCCCAGATGATCGGCTTGCTGTCTCCATCTTGGATAATTTGATACTGATCAGCTTGGACGAACCAAGCCTTTCGGAGCACTGGAGAGTTGTCTTCCACTCCAGTACCCAGTGACAGCTTTGTTGCCGTGATGGTGGATGATCCCAATGGGATTGAGATGATCTCACCACTGATGGACAGGTTAATGTACAGGGAACCGTCTAGGGCGACGTACCCGCCAGCGCCTTGGAACAGGCCGCTGGAGAAGAGCGCCTCTACCGCGCTGCTCTCGTAGGCTAGGTTGATGCGCTTGACTCCAGGACGCGGTTTAGGGATGCCGCCACGAAACGTCGCATTGGTCGCTTCCGCCATCATGTTGGCAGGCAGAAGACTCGGATCGCGTCCAGAGTCCACGCCTCCTTCGCATGAAAGGAAGCCGTCCTGCTTGCCGTTGGGGATGGCGGTCTCTGTGATCATGGAATCTTCTCAACCAACAGGTAGAAGACTTGGTCGCTGTCGCCATTGAGATCGGACTGAATCCTAAAGCTCACTCCATTGGTAATAACACTAACGCAAACCGGATGAGCAGATTGAGATCCGTAGCGAGTCAAAAAGATCAACGTGTTTGTGGTTACAGTGGTGTTGGCCACAGTTACATGAGCTGGATTTCCTCCATTGAGAGTGGCGACACCAGCACGACCATTGGAGTTATCCTTGATTACCAATCCTTTACCAGCCGTAGTGACTGTAAGGTTTCCTGTAGATGTAATGTTTGTAGCGGTCAGTGTATCGAGCGTCGTCAGGTTGCTGATCGAAGCAGTTGAAATATAAGCGTTCGTAGCCGTCAGGGTCGTAACATTTCCAGTGACAGCACTCAGATTGCTCAGAGATCCGGCGTTGATGTAGGCGTTGGTAATGACAGAGGTCGATCCATTGTAGGTGCCACTGACCGTCAGGCCGTTGATCACCGCGTTGGTCGTGTCAGCCTTGGAATAAATGGTCCACGTCGTCAGATCACTGCCGAGCTGATAGATGACGCCATTGGTAAGAGCAGCCAACTGACCAGCGTGGCGCCTCGCCAAAGGATAAAGATTGGTGTTCTGGAGATTAGGCAGAGATCCGAGACCGGTGAGCAGCCCTCCATAATTGTAAACTGGAACAGCCGCTCCGTAGTTGGAATTAGTGGCCGTCGGGGCGACTGGTCCAGTAACGCGAAACGTCCCTGGGATTTGTGCCAGAAGAGTGAGCGGAAGCAGCAGTAGAAGCAGGCGAATCATAGTTTCTTTTCCAATACTCGGATGCGTTGTTCGTGGTCATCCAGTTCTTTGCGCTGGTTGGCCATCAAAAGAATCGTGCGTTCGATGGAGTCGAGCCTGGGAACTAACCTGTCGAAATCAGACTTCAGAGCGAACCAAGTCTTGAGATAGTTGAACAGGAACCACCAGATCGCCGGCCCCAAGATGACCACCATCTTGAATCCAAGATCGATCCATTTGGCCAACTCTTCAGGAGGTTTCATGGCTTCGTATCAGGCAATGCGTACCAACCCATCGGGATTGTGACTTTGTTCAGGCTCTTGACGGACTGACCCTTAGAATCCATCACCCAAACTCTGGCCTTGATAGGCTCCGCCAAACGAACCGGCTCTCCGTCAGGAACTAGGATTACCCTTGTCGCGCATCCGCTTAATGCGATCAAGCAGACGCTGACGAAGAGCCGGTTGATTAGCAGCATTTTCACTCGTTTGGTCTTTCCTAAGAAGGGCCTCAACGAATTTGAGAATGGCGGTGACGATCTGCTCGATCATTCAGCAGTCGTGGAAACAGCAGCCTTTTTGCTCTTGAGGCTCCAGATGACGGTCGCAACAGCGATGACGCCACCGATGATGGCTTCAGTCTGGGAGTTCTCGAGGGCGATTCCCCGAGCGGCCAAGGCGCCTGCGCCGGCTTGGAGAAGAGCCCGAATGATGACTTCAATAGTTTGTTTGCTCATTACTTTTTACGTTTCTTGTTGATGGCTTCGCGCTGAACGGAATAAGCGATGGCGAGAGCCTGTTTCATGGGTTTGCCACCTGCAAGCTCACGCCTGAGGTTGGATTCAAATGCTTTTTGAGAAGCGCTATGTTTGATAGGCATGGTTAGATCGTGACCCAGGTTGTTCCAGTCTTAACCCACTGAATCGGGGTGGATGGAGTGGATACATCAAAATAGATCGATCCAGTGGGCGCAGTGATCACGCCGTTTGGATTGACTGCAACACCGCTATAAATGGCTGGGTTTGCGGCATTGATGGCGCTGACGATCTGGCTGACGGTGACTTTCTTTGTGGTGCCACTCGAAGAGGATGCAGTGTCACTCAGATCAACAATGGGCAATGGATCTACAGCCGTATCAATTGTGGAGATGGCGGCCAGATCGGTAATGCGGGCGTTTGGCATAGATCAACTGGGTTGGGTCCAAGGAAGCGGAGGAACAATGACCGGAGGATTGATCTGATCATCAATCTGTTTCTGCACTGATGCTTCAGTGGAGGTCTTGTTGATGCCAGAAGCCCAGACCCATCCAAGGACCTCTTCCTCGGTCAACTGAGGATATGGGATAAAGGCATTTGGGTCCGGCGCAGAGAAGGTAGCAGTTCCGTAGCAGGTCCCCTTGTGGCCGTCTTGACTGCCATTACAACGCCAAGCCGCTGTAACGACCACATCCTGAAGCGGTCCTTCAGAGGGCTTTACCCAAAGTTGTTCGATGATCCAGTTCACTGTTTATCTTGGGATGGAGGTTGATTGATTGAGTCTTCCTTGGCGGCTGCTGCGGCAATCAAGTCGCTGAAGAAAACTCCAGCGCGAGCTGCCTGCATACCGCCAGCTTTGACCGCGATGTCGATGATGTTGATGAGCACTTGAGCTTGTTCTTTTGTCAGTTCGATCGTCATAGGAGCGCGATGGTAGCGAGAGACTCAGCGGGGGCAAGATTAGTTCCAAACTTCGAGGTGCATTCCAATTTGATTGAATGTCACGTTGCTGTTGTATCCAGCATTATAAGATAAAAGCCTAAAATATAAGCTAGATGGCGATCCAACAGACATCGATCCTGTAAAATCCCTAAATCCAGCCGTTCCCCTAATGTCAAATGATGCTACATCATTCCATGTAGATCCATTGGTAGAATATTGAAGTGTTAAACCAACGGCAGACGTGACTATGGTGCTTAGGATTTCATCCCATAGCATGAATGTAAGTCTGTAGTTGGTTGGTGTGAAACCAGCCCTAAACATGGTGAATACCGAGTTTTGGGAGAATGGCCATGGCATGTTTCCGCTGCCACTTGCTGGAATGTAAACAGTTGTTGCTGCTTCACCTCTTGAAAACGAGAAATCCTGACGTTGACCTGAAGTTGCACTTACCGTGGCCCAAACCGGATTAGCCCCAGTGCCTTGAGTCTTCAGGAACTGGCCGCTTGTTCCAGCCCCCAACCGAGTCCAGCTTGATGCACCCCTATAAAGGATGTCCCCCTGTGCCGCTGATCCGACAAAATCTAGGATTTCAGACAGGGTGCATTCCTCTCCAGTTCCACCCAATGCAGTCTTCCTTCCAAGGATCCTGGAGCTGTTGGTGAAAGTCACTCCAGCAGTCGGAAGCCCAGAACAATTGATCAATGTGCCGCTTCCAGGAGTTCCAAGATCAGGGTTGATTAGGGTTGGGCTGTCATTGAAAACCAACTTTCCAAGTCCTGTCTCATCATTGATTGCAGACCGTAGTGAGGCGGATGTTCCATTGGATAGGAACCCAGTCATTCCGGTGGCCAATGAGCTTAATCCCGTGCCGCCATTTGCCACAGGAAGCACACCAGTCACGCTCGTCGTAAGTCCAATCTTAGACCACGACAATGATGTTCCACTGCTGGTAAGGAAGGTATTGGCAATTCCAACCTCGGTGATTCCCGTTCCTCCGTTAGCAACAGCCAGGGTTCCGGTAATGGAAGCCGCTGTGTTGAGATTGACGGCTCCGAAAGCCAAACTAGTGCCTGCATCATTTACCCGCAGCACTTGCCCGACAGTTCCCGTAATGGCTCCAACATTGGCAGTAGAGTTTCCGGAATTGCCGATGACGCTTAGACCGGAAGCCTGCTGAATCTTGCTGTAGCTGACAGCATTGGAATCAATAGTCCAAGTCGTTCCTGATCCGCTGACGGTGATGTCTCCTTTGTCACCATTTGGAATAGATGTGCCACCGCCATCTGTCAGGATCTCCTGAGCCGTCCTCGATTTGACGGTGGTTCCATCCAGCACCAAAACCCTAGTTGAGGTGGCGCTGGTTCCAAAGGTCGAGACGTTGAGAAATTCCATTAGCCGATGATTGTGACGGTATAGTCTGCTGGAGTGACGCTGGCCGCAAACTCTACGGTGACCGTGTTCAGATTTGTCAGCTTCACGTCGGTGTAGACTATATCAAAAGGACTGTTGGTCTTGCGAACCTGAACTGTCACTTCTCGCGTGTTGAAATTGTGCGTGACCGTAAAGACGGTTCCAGGATCACCTGAAAGAGCCGCACTGTATTTTCTGGGCAATCGAGCCCAAGCAGTTCCATCGTGATACTTGAAAACGTTGTTAGCAGAGCTGTAGTACAGGTCACCAGCCGCACCAGTGGGATCCGCTGCTAGGCCGGTGAAGTTGAGCTGGCCGGTGGACTTGATGCGGAGACGTTCGGTGGCATTTGTGCCAAGCATCAGCGATCCACCAGACTTGGTTCCGTAAATCTGGAACGTGTCTAAATCCCAGCTGATGTAAGCCTCGCGTACACCGTTCCTGTAGTATTCGTGCCGCGCATCGGCGGCAGACGCTGTTGAAAATCGAGCCTGCGCCCCAGCGGCTTCGACATGGAGGGTTGCTGCAATCGAAGATGAGATGCCGATTCCCACCCTGCGATTTGAATCAATATACACCGCATCACTACCACCCACCGCCAGCGCGAGGGTGTCTGCTCCAGTGGGGAAGTAGAGGCCGGTGTTTGGATCTGCTCCACGAGAATAGACCGGATTGGATGCGGTTCCGTTTTTGCCAGCAAGGATTTCTCCAGTGGTGGCGATCTCCAGCCGGAACTGGCTGGCAGTTAGATCGTAGATGAAGAAATTGTTCGCATCGTCCGAAGAAGAGGATCTGCCAATTAGAAAACCCTTTGCAGCCGTTCCGGCTTTATCCGAAATAGTGATCGAATTCTGGTCGGCTCCGTAGATGCGAAGCTGTCCAGAGTTTGTGGCAGACTTGACGTCCAGCCGATAGCTTCCTGGAGTGGCCCCAACGCCCAGATTCCCAGAGGCGTCGAGGGTCATCGCCTGTGTGAATGAAATAGTATTTCCAGCACTTCCGGATCCTGCTATATGCCACGAGTGCTCGTCATTTCTAAGCTCATACCTAGCAGCACCACCGGTATTGCCATATTTCCAAATGGTTCCAGCGGAATAAGCTGGATACGCATTGCTGGTCACCCAAGTAAATTCTTGGCTGGTGAGATTTACGGTTGCGCTATGGATGCCGTTTCCATTCTTTCCAAGTTCGATGCACCGATAATAATCTTCGGTTCCAACGGCACTAGGCGTCACCCCCAACCCAAGGTTTCCGTAGGAATCCAGCGTGGCGCGGAGAGTGTTATTTGTTGCAAATACAATTGGATATGCGCCTTCGGTTACAATCGACAAAGCATACGGAACACCGGCCAAACGAGTTCCAGCAGAGTTGTCCGCTCCTATGTAATAATTTCCACCTGTATTTACTAATTGAATACCAGCTGCGTTTGTTCCAGTGCTTGCCTGAATCTTAATCGCATTTATGTCTGGATTGGCGCTTTCAAAATAACCTTTTCCAATAACTGATAAAGTTTCCGGAGGAGTTGCCGTTCCGATGCCAAGGCGGTTGTTGCTGTTATCCCAGAACAGGTTCGCAGATGTGTTGATCGCCGACGTGCCATTCCCGAACAGCACTCGCCCAGCGGTAAACGTCGTGGCTCCGGTGCCGCCGTTTGCCACGGGCAATGTTCCGGTGACGCCGGTGGTTAGAGGCAGGCCGGTGCAACTTGTCAGGGTGCCGCTGGTAGGCGTTCCAAGAGCGGGCGTAATCAGCGTCGGGTTGGTGGCAAGCACCACATCTCCGGTTCCGGTGACAGCCTTGAAGCCAATGGTTGTTGATCCAGAAGCATACGGAATTTGACCAGTGGTGTAGTTGCTGGATTGAGCGAAATGGAATGCGCTTCCGCTCTGAACCAAACCATTGCCAGCGGTGTAACTACCTGCCTGGCTGAACTTGGTGAACGTGATGGCGGTGGTTCCAAGAGTTCCACCAGCGGCCACCGTACAGACCCATCCCGAATCCGCATTCGCAGTGCCTGAATCAACAAACGTGTAGGCCGACAACAGCTCAGTCCACGAATCCATGTCCGTGGATCTGGTCATTGCGGAACTACTGCCGTTCCAGATATAGATGCCGTTTTGGGACGCTGTGGTCTGATCCTTTACGAGAATGCGAGTGACACCGCTGGTGAACGTCGATGAGTTGACCCCGTCGATTGTGATCGATCCTGGGCTGGAGAGTGTGATGTTGGCGGTAGTGGCAACATCACAGAACGCCTTAACCTGAAGACCTGTGGCAACGGAATCAACGTAGCCCTTGGTGGCCAGAGTGGATGCAGATGATCCGGTTGTGACATTGCCGCTGTTGATGATGTTGAAACCAGCAATGTCTAGGTCCGCAGTCAGGGCGCCAAATCCAGTCAAAGAGATCGACGATTTAGCCGTGGACTGCGCCGCGTTCGATCCGTTTCCGACCAAGAAGTTTCCACTGGTCAGCGAGATGTCGCCTGCAGCAACGCTCAATGCCGTGACATCAAGCGCAACATTGTTGTTTCCGTTGAAGCTGACCGCCGAAGCGGTGGCTTTACCAGTAATGGAGAAATTACGAGCAGTGGACAACGTCCCTGCGCTCAAGCTGGATTGATTGATCCACTCAGGGGCAGTGCCTCCAGAGTTTACAGCCAAGACCTGGGTCGCGGATCCTAGACTGAGTAGAGCAGTATTATTTGTGGACGATTGATACGGAATGTATCCAGCGTCTCCCCCAGATAAGTTGTTTGCCCTGGTGGCAGTTCCGGAAAGAGACGCCGTTATGGTTCCCGCCGAGAAATTTCCAGACGCATCGCGGGCAACAACTTTGCTGGCCGTGTTGGCGGAGGTCGCATCAACAGCGAAAGTCCTAGCTGCCGCACCATCGAACGTGCCGCCCGCCGTCAGATAGCTTCCCGCCGTAAGAGCATTGGCAACCTTATCTGCAGTGGTTGCTGTCGTGGCATTGCCGGAAAGACTTGCCGTGATTGTTCCAGCCGAGAAATTCCCGGAAGCATCACGGGCCACAACCTTACTGGCGGTGTTTGCTGATGTGGCATCAACGGCGAATGTGCGAGCTACAGATCCATCAAATGTGCCTCCAGCCGTCAGATAGGTTCCAGCCGTGAGCGCATTGGCTACAGCACCAGCGGTCAGTGAGGATTGATTGGTCCACTGAGGGGTTGGCCCAGTAGTGTTATAGGTCAGGACTTGGCCATTGGTTCCACCCGCAAGAAAGGCCGTGGAATTCGCTCCATCTTGATAAACAACCCGTCCAGCAGCTCCGCCTGCAAGACTCGTTGCCCTGGTTGCCGTATCGGCATTTCCAGTAAGATTGCCGACAACATTGCCAGTGACATTTCCGGTCAAAGGACCACTGAACCCAACAGTTGCAGTAATCGTTTTTCCACTGAAATTGCCGTTGGCATCACGCGCTACAACCTTGCTGACCGTATCAGAAGAAGTGGCGTCGACAGCAAAGCTGACAGCAGCCGATCCATTGTAAGTCCCGCCAGTAAGATAAGTTCCAGCGGTAAGTGCATTGGCAACTGATCCAGAACTTCCAGTAATGTTTCCGCTGATCTGAGTTCCGGAGATCGTCGAGGATGTATCAAGAAAGGACCTTATCGTGGTTCCGTCCCACCACTTCATCCGCTTGGATCCAGTGGTATCCAGCCAGAAATATCCGAAGTCACCACCAGAGCTTAATGTCGGGTCTCCGGAATAGTTGAAGACCTTGAAGTTTTCGACCTCATTCTTGTTGAGGTTGATGGAATTAAGAAATGGAACAGCCATGGTGATTAGAAATTGAGGTACGCCTTACCTGTCTGCGGTCCTGGGAAATAGATTTTGAGAGTGTTCGCGTTTATGTATTCGACTTCAGTCCATCCAGCTCTTCCGAGAGGATCAATGACCCAAACTGTTGGGAAAGCATTTAGGTTGTGATTCACGACCCACGGGGTGGCGCTGACAGATTGAGTGTGAGAATAGGTCGTGGTCTGTAAGGCTGTACGAGCATCAACAGGAGTCTTGCTCTCCAAATACTTGGAGCCGTCTGTGAAAACTACTTGGCCGGCGGTGAGATCGTTGACTCTGGCATTTCCACCTACAAGAACATCATCCGAAGTATTGAGCTTTCCAGTTTCGTCGACCTTGATTCGTTCAACACCGCCAGTAGATATGGCTACCTGATCTTCGTCTGGGAAATAAACCCCTGTGTTTTCATCAAACAGATTGCTGATGACTGGGAACAGCGGCGATTCCAGATAGTCAGCGAACGATGTTCTTCCATCGGGATGCACGACCACCCTAGCGGTGCCGCTGTTTCCTATGACAACTGTGTTGGCTTGATCAGACCATAGCCTAACGGTGTTGTTCTGGGCCTGAACCGAAACGGAGGCATTGGATGATTCGACCTTTATGTCAGAAGGACCCGTGGTGCTTTTGACATGAATCCCAACATTTCCACTGATCGAAGGAGACGATGTTCCGACACCAACTTTCTTACCGTTAGCATCTACCTTAAATGACTCAACACCAACAGTAAGATTCCCGCTTCCATGAATCGTTGAGAATGAGGCTGGAAGATTATTGGCAATGATCTGATTGGGTACGATTTTTTTGGTCGTACCCGTCAGCGACTGGCTTTGATCACTAATGTCTACAATAGGAAGCGGATCCATTGCCGGATCCACATCTGCTATTTGCGGCAGGAATGTGATTGGTATGGCCGCCATAATCAGTTGAGCAGAATTTCGCTTACCTCATCTTCCTGAAGAATTGCATCAAAGTTTTCCTGAGAAAGTATGTTGCCAAAAGTCTCAACGCATTCGGTGATCGTGTTGTGACAATGATTTGGATCTCCGTATTCCCAATTGTTTGGAAATGTTGGTACAGGCATGGTTAGTTGGGGTTACTGGCGATCTGCGCCGCTGACTTGTAAAGGTCATTCACGAAAGCGTCGGTCCAACCAAGCTGCTGCTGCAAGGCCGAGATGATCGCGGAGTTCCTCAAGATGGTCGGCTTGTACAACCATCGGTTCTGCGCTGTACGACGCTGTGCAGGCGGCAGGCTGTTGATCTTCTGATCGACGTTGGCCAGCTCGTTGACAGCTTCCAATGCTTCACGCAGAGCCCACATGGCCACTTCCGCAGGAACAGGCACAACGATTGGGGCCACAAACCAACTTCCGTTGATCCACTCGCAGGTTTGAGTAGCCGGATCGTATGGAGGCTGAGGCGCATTAACCCAGCCCTTGCGTTTGAGCGTGGCAATGATGTTGGGGTCGGTCTCCGATCGGAGCTGTTTGTTGTAGGAGAGATAGGTCATGGGTCAGGAACAGGCGATTTTAAATGATAATGCCAATGAATGTTCTATTCGTTTCGCAATGCTTGATGAAGCTACAGAATTTTTGAACAAAATCACGGCGGAAATTTTATCATTCCAATGATAATTTGGTCCAGATGGACCATCATTCATCCACCCAACATCCCAATTAGTTCCTCCAGTAGAACTAACACCAGCAGTTGTCGTATATGACTTCCCGTCAATTCTGATTCCTAGATTTGTTCCATCGTAATAACCATTTGCAACATGACTTCCAGTTGTGAAATCCGTGGTTTGAGCTACTGGGAAATTTGTGCCATCTGACCTGTTAGTAAACAAAGTATTGGACGTAGTGTTTGTTGTTAAAACGAAATTCCTTGTATAATCAGATGTTTTACTTCTTCCAAATATGTTTCTGATTGTTCCTGAATTTGTGTTGTATGCGACAGCAAAACATGAGCATGTGTTTATGTCTTCATTCGCTCCACTAAGCCTGTCATTTATCCCGTCAAACTTAACAGCAGCCTGACCATTGATTCCATTTGCACCGAGCTTCAATAGTGGTTTGTATGAAGCTGTCGCTTGTGTCATGTCGTATGTGGACGATGTTCGGCTAGACCAAGTACCGATTGAGTCACCATCGCTGCCAGAAATAAACCTAGCATCGAGCACCATTGTTGCTCCGGCGTCGCGTGCATTTAGATGTCTAGCCCTACGATGCATTAAGATGCGGTGTAAGAGATTTCAACTCCAAGGAACTGAGCGTCTGTGGCCAGCGTGTCGGATCCATTGGTGGCATCTCTGTAGAGCTGGAAGATCACCAATTGACCGGCAGCAGGTGAACCAGCCAATGTGATCGCAGATGTCGCTGAGGTGATGTGCTCGTAAACAGCCGTCAGCAGTGTGTCGGTAACCGTCTGAGCGGTTCCTGTGGCTTGATCCAATGCATTGTTGTCCGCGTAGGCCCTTCCAGACAGACCCCAGACAACCGATCCAGATCCACTGGCGGCAGTCCAATGGAACTTTGCAGTAACGGTGCCAGCGTTCCAGTTGGATGGCATTACGATCGCTACCTGAGCGTATTCAGCTGTCGAAGGATCAAACTCAAGAACGTCATAATTGACCTTGTTGGTCGATGCCTCCAGTGAGTTAATTCCGCATCCAGTCGTGGTGCGAGGAATCCACTGAGCTGCCGGAATCCAGACGTTGGTCGAACCACCACCAGATGCACTGACCGTAGCCCAAACCGGATCCGCTCCAGTGCCCTGAGTCTTAAGATACTGACCACTTGTGCCAGCACCAAGCCGAGTCCAACTAGATGCACCGCGATACAGAATGTCGCCTTGAGCCGCAGAGCCCACCAGGTCGAGGACTTGTGTAAGAGTCAGCTCCTCTCCAGCACCAGCTCCAGCAGTGGATCGACCGTGAATGCGACTGGTTGCCGCAAACGTTGTTCCAGCAGCAGGAAGTCCAGTGCAGTTCGTTAGCGTGCCACTGGTCGGAGTTCCTAGAACTGGTGTTACCAGCGTCGGACTAGTTGCAAAAACCAAAGAGCCGCTTCCGGTCTCATCAGAGATAACACCAGCAAGCTCCGAAGAACTTGTAGCCGCGAACTGACTGAGTTTTCCACCGGTATAAGCAACAGTTCCTCCAGATCCAAAGGCGACTGACGAAAGGTCTGTTCCAGTAAACGTCAGCGTATTACTGGCTGTCAGTGTCTTACCGTCTGCAATGGTCAGGGTTGATCCAGTGGCCGGGGCCGTTATGGAAACCTTGTTGATGCTCGTCGCCGAGGCCACACCAAGCGTCGGAGTCACCAGAGTTGGGCTAGTCGCAAAGACCAACGAACCACTCCCCGTCTCGTCAGTGATGGCCGCCGCTAGATTGGCGCTGGAAGGAGTGCCAAGCCACGTTGCAACGCCAGTACCGAATGATGTAATTCCAGTGCCACCGTTAGCCACTCCCAGAGTTCCGGTGATGGATGCCGCAGTGGAAAGACTCAGTGCTCCAAATGCCAACGCAGTTCCACCAGAATCAACGCGAAGAACCTGGCCTGCGGTGCCCGTAATGGCTGCTGAATTTGCAGTCGCCGAGCCGCCGTTACCAACAACACTCAAGCCAGTCACTTGCTGGAATTTAGCGTAGGTGACCGCGTTGTTTGCGATCGTCGCAGCGAAAGATCCAGTGCCAGAGCCGGTAACGTCACCTGTCAGTGTAATCGTTTGATCGCCGGTGTTGGTTCCGCTCGAGGTGCCAGAGAATGTCCCGCTTTGAGTGGCAAGCGTTCCAAGCCCCAACGTGTTCCTCTGGGCAGTGGCGTCCGCATCGTCGATAAGAGCACGTCCAGCAGCCGTACAGGTGATTTCTTCAACAGAACCAGCGCCAGCAGTGGATCTCCCAAGAATTTTATCAGTGGCACTGACATTCTGAATCTTGGCGTACGTTACCGCAGCATTTGCAATCGTTGCAGCAAATGATCCAGCTCCAGAGCCGGTAACATCTCCGGTCAGCGTGATGGTCTGGTCGCCTGTATTAGTGCCGCTAGAGGTCCCACTGAACGACCCTGATCCACTGATGGTGACTCCATTGAACTTGCCGCCAGTGATGTCACCGGTGGTATCCGCAATCGTGACAGCGGAATTCTGGATGATCTTTCCAGTAGTTCCATCAAACCTTGCAATCGCATTATCTGTCGCACTGGCCGGACCAGCGACGTCGCCAGCACCAGCAGGAGTGGCCCAAACACCATCACCACGCCAAAACGTCGACGCACTCGCAGAAGTGCCGCTGTTCAAGTTGGTCACCGGAAGGTTGCCTGTGACACCAGTGGCTAAGCTAACCTGGCCCCAGGAGGGATCTGCTCCAGCACCATTGGTCTTGAGAACATATCCCGAGGTCGAAGGCGCCAAACCAAACCATTGACCGCTTGCCCTATATAAAAGCGCCCCTTGAGTCGAAGTAACAAAATCCAGAACATTCGATGCTGTCAGGATTTCAGCCGCTCCAATTCCAGCCGTTGACCTAGCAAGAATTCGGCTTGCAACGATGTTATCAACGCTACTGTACGGAACCGTGTTGAGTGTTGCCAATGATCCAAGACCAAGTGTGGTTCTTTGAGCAGAGGCGTCTGCATCATCCAAAAGCGCCTTGCCGGCAGTCGTAATATCCCCGCCAAGTTTTGTCGTGCTGACAGCTCCAGTAGCGATGGTCGTGGAATTGCTGTTTGCCGAAGCGGTGACATCTCCAGTCAAAGCGGCACGTTCAAATGAAACCTGACCAGCAGTGGTCCAATTGGTCGAAATGGAGGTTGATCCGTTTACAACCCTCTCATTGCTAAGGCTCGCATTTGCTGTTTTGACCAGATAATCCGCATCAGTTGGAGCTCCTCCACCTCCACCGCCGCCAGTTGATGAGATTGTAATCTCGTCTGTGGATGGATTGGTCGTGATCGTGACGTTAGAGCCAGCAACAAGGGTCAACGTGTCGGAAGTGCTGTCGGCGACGACATCGGACTGACCTGCTACGGCTATCTTTGAAAAGATATTCTGATCGCCCGTGTTGTTTCCTTGGACAGCCGATGTTCCAAGAACAGTAAGCTGAGGAGTTAGTGCTCCAAGGAATGTGATTCCGTTGACCGTCGCTGGAGTAATGGCTCCAAGATTGATGGCAATCTGTGGAGTAGTGGTCGGATTGGTGACCGTTCCGGTGACGCCATTGTTTGCCACCACGCTAACGGACGTGACGCTGCCAAAACCTGCACCTCCGTTATACAGCTCATTGAAGTTGTTATTACACTTCTGGAATGCTGTCCGTAACGGATCGCCCTGCCCGTCATTTGGTGAGCTGCCTACATTGATGACTTGCTGAGACATGGATTGGTAGGTTTACGGTCCAGCATCTCTCCATGAGCCGCCGGAATAGAAATAGAGCTTATGGTTGGCCGAATCGATTACGATCGGAAGTTTTCCAGTAACAGTAGTGGGTGGATTTGCCGGAGCACCACTCACGGCCGGGACATAAAGATAGCCATTGGCCTGCACTGATCCATAAAGTTCAGTGAAGTTGTCGTTGCACTTCCCGTAGGCAATTCTCAAAGGATCACCTGTGTGATCGTTTGGAACAGCTCCAATGCTGATCGTTTGCTGTGCCATTAGAATAAGTAGTCAGCCGTGAAGGAGGTTGTGTCGGATGTCAGATCCGTTGTGTCTGCCCTATAGACCACAGCAACCGGAGGCAATACCTGAATGGGGAAACTTCCTCCACCTCCAAGCTGGTAATATGATCGGAACAGTTTTCCCTGGACTCCGTTCACAACTATCTCTTTGTACCACCATCCGTTCTCGCGATTGGTGTTGAATCCCTCAACATCTGTGGCCATGACCACAGGCGAAAGTGTTGCTGTGTCCCTAAATCCATCAGTCTGGCGCGGTGGTCCAAATGTAACCGGCCACCAGAAATAAAAGTAATCGTTGACCGTCGAGCTGGAGCCGAATGTGTAAGTCCTATACGGTGTGAGATCGACGACAGACTGTAACGTCATCACTTCTGGACCTGTGAGCATCGTCTTTGATGATGCGCCCCAGTAGATTCGTGATGCGGAGATCTGCTTGGTGTATGTTTTAACTACAACATTGCTTGGAGCATAAAAGTCCAGCAGTGCTATGGCTTTTACCTTTGTCGTCTGAGTAAGCTCAATCGGTCCACTATAAACAGCCGACAGTTCGTTTGGAGTGGAGCCGTCGAGTGTGTAATAGATCTTGGCGTTTGGAATGCCACACGAAATGCTGATCGTAGTTGTCCCAGAAAAGCTATAGATCGCAGGTGATATAACGGGATCCGGAACCGGCATGATGATGTAGCATGCCGTTCCTGGACCGCAGTTGGATCCGCATCCGCACATTAGGACCAGACGGTTATGTTAAGGCTGGCAAAAGTCACAGATTTTGCAGAGCCAGTTGAATTCTTGAAAATCGGTTTCCAGTAAACAACGGAAGGTGTTCCAGGTATTGAGAACGATCCAGTATCAGTGATGAAATAATCACCAACACCAACAATTGGCAGATTGATTCCGGCTGGCGTGAAATTCACGTTATCAGTGGAGTATGCCAAATCGATTTCCAATCCGACATATCCCGTATTGAATTGATAGACCGAAATTCTGGCGTTTGTTGGCTTAAAATCGGTGATAAAAGTGAACTCCGAATCAGCTATATTTCCAGTATTGAATACAGTGGTTACTGGCTCCATTCCGAGAAGGCTGACATTGTGAGTCCTTCCACTGGAACCTCCTCCAGTGATCTCTCGGTTGCCAAGGCTTGTAACGATTCCGTTTGTGACGGTGATGCAAGGAACAAAGTTTCCAGAACAGCCCGCACTTCCAGTCACCGGACTAAGCGTCCTGTTTAATGCCCCAGTGACGATTCCATTGGTGATCGTAAGGGCTGCCACGTTTTGGTTCGTGGCTCCAAAAGTTCCAGTCACACCGGAATATACGGACCCGGATGATCCAGAACAGGAGGTGGAAGAGGATGGGATCATAACAAAAAGGGCGAGGCCAGATTAGTCTGACCCCGCCCCTTGTCATTCTAATTCTTAGGTGCAGGTCGAAAGCGTGTAGTTCGCAGCGCAACGCTTGAACAGCACGATCGCACCAGCCTTCGCATTCGACCGAGGCCGAGGAGCGTAGATCATCTCAGCGAAGTGGCGGCCCTTCTTGAGAAGAGGATCATAGCACGCATCGCCGTCAGAGGCGCCGATGGCAAACGGACCAGTGACCCATTTCCACTCACCCTGATAACCGTAAGGCGACCAGTTGAGCGAACCCACAGCAGACTGCGGACGAACAATGTCAGCCTGGAAGACCTCAGGCGACAAGACAACAGCAGCCTCGTAGGGGGCGCTAGCAGGGCTCAACCACGCGGGATTGATGTCCTGAGCAGTACCCTTGCTCGTGGTGGTATTGGCCCAACGAGGAACTTCAACGTACTTGGTGCCGTCGTGGGTGAACCGCATCGGCAGCACATTGACGAGATGCCGGAAGTTTTGGATCACCTTGGTGGCGCCAATCCGCTTCATAAACAGGCTGGGCTCGGCCCAACGGATGTCCTGGCGGTACTCAGGCACGTTGCGAACCAGCTGCTGGCTGATCTCCATGCCGATGTCGAGCGAGAAGGTCGGACCGACGTCGGTGAGGGAGACGAAGCCGTAGCTGTCAGGCAGCGTGGCACGATTCTGGATCAACTGAGCCGCAAGGGTCTCAAGCATTTCCAGAGTCAATTGAGAGGTCGCAGCAGCGGCCGTCAGCGTCGAGTTCGCAGCAGTCGGCGTGGCGAAGCCAGCACCAGCAACATAGATCGGAACTCGGCGAGCGTAGGTTCGCTGGAGGTGGTACTCCCAGTCCAAGCGAACGTAGTTAGCGAGGTTCTGGATGTAACCCTCAAGGAACGCCTCTGGAGCGTGATCAAAGTACAGATCGTCCTTGCAGAGCAGAGGACCCTTCCAGCCGCGCTTGTACGGGCTGTAGGTTTCCGACTTAAAACCCACGTCAACCTGATTGTAGGTCGTGTCGCAGCTGCCACCATTGGAACCGTTAGAGAGACTGACAGAGTCCCAAGCAGCAGTGACGCCAGTAGGAGCAGAGTTGAGGACCGTGAAGGTCGTGTGGGTCAGCCCGGAGTTGGGCTCGAAAATGCCGCGTTGAATCAGCGTATCATAGACGCTGTCGAAGGTGGCACGCTTGTAGATTTCCGGGGACAGGTACTCCGTCGCAACCGGCATGATGTCGAAGACATTAGAACAGGCCATAAGATGAATAATCTAATGAGATAACAATAGGATCTACACTCGTAGATTCATTGAAATCAGTTGTTTATGTTCCGCAGGTCAGCGCGGTTGAGACCGATTGTTGTTAGCCAGACAACCGTTAGGCTGTGCGTTAGATGTAATGAAGTGACAATGTAGTCAATAAAAAAGTGCCCCCAGGTTTCCCCAGAGGCACTTAGCGGGTTTGAATGGATTATGCGGCCATGGCCTCTCGGATGGCGGACCACATATCTTTTGGTGCGGAGTCGCTGCCGGACGAGACAGCCTTCCCTCCACTCTTTGATGTTAGTCGATCGATTTGAGAATAAGCAGCCTTCAGTTCGTCATGGGCCTTTTGAAGCAATGGCGCCATTTGCCTTCCGTACTGCGCGTACAGAACAGCCTCGGCCAATACCTCTGGTGAATTGTTTCCAAACAGAAGCTCCTGAGCCGCTTTGAGATTGGTCTCAGCCTCTTCACCCTTGAAGATCGGGTTATCGGCGAACTTGGTCTTGAAGACGTTCTGGAATGTGGTCCGAGCCAAAGCATCGGCCTGCACTCTGGCCGCCTCCTGCTTGGCCTTTTCTTGAGATTCCCACTCGGTAACATACTTCTGCTCGTCCCTTAGGGCGTTCTGCTTCTTTTCAATCGCCATGGAGGCATCCTCAACATGACGAATAAACGCAGCCTGCTTGTGGATCGGAAGGTTTTCGGTGATCGCTTGGATGGCTTGATCGCGTTCCGGTGAGTCGGGCGCCTTGAGTACCTTGTCCACCTCGGCATGATACTGATCAGGAACAAATTTCTTGGCCCGAGAAACAGCCTGATCAATAGGCGCGTCAAAGGTTTCCCGGAACTTCGGATGCATCTCGACGTTGAGACGGCGCAAAGCCTGAGTCAGCTGATCGTTTTCCTCCTTGGTCCTCTTGAACAAGTCGGGATCAAATTGCTGCTTTAGGGCAAGAACTTCCGCCTCAAGAGCCTCAGCCTTTTTAGTAGCCTCGTCTCTTGAGGCTTTGAGCTTTGCCCAGGAGGACTTTGCTTCTTCACTCTTGGCGCTTTCGGGTGGAGTTTCATCATTGGGGGCAGCTTCGATGATTTCCTTGGCGACTACCTTTTCAGCCTTTTTTTCGGCTTTGCTGTCCAATCCCAAAGCCTTGTCTTTGGCAGACACGGGCAATGGATCCTTAGTTATGTCGCGATCCTTTTCGAACCGGCGATCGACCTCCACGGGCTCAGCAGCCTTGGCCTTATCAAACTCTTTGGCCTGCGCCTGGAGCTTTGCCCACGCCTCTCCGATTTGGGTACCGAATTGGGTGGGCTGTGAATGTGCAGTTTCCCGGCCCTCAGTCATTGGGGTGGGAATTTGAGCTTCTATCGTTTTACCTTCCATAGTTACTGATCTTCAAATGTGGGCGTTTCTTCAGTCTCTTGATCCACTGGTTTAGCCAATGAAAGAAGAATATCTAGAGCATACTCATAGCCAGCAGTGAACATGGCTTGAGATGCAAGCTGATGCGATGTTAGGCCAAGCGGCAGGTTGCTTCTAGATGGACGACTGGCAATCAAGGTAGCGTAAGCAGCCTTGAAGTCAGGGTTCGTCACAAGTCTTTGAGCGGAAGTTACAAGTTCCAAGTCCTTTCGCCATTCCACATGGCTGATTCCAGGATCTGTAGAAAACTTGATGACGTGCGGTTTGCGCTTGAAGAATCTCATTTCATTAGTGAATTAAGGCCCTTTACGGGGATCTCAATCCACGCGGATGTGTAGTCGTTGATACCCATGCTGACAACATATTTTTTGCTATTCAAGATGGCTCCGCACGGGAACACCACCAATGGTAGTCCTTCGATCCAAGGGTCCTTCTGGCTGCCGGACAACAGTGGCTTTCGTGTCATCCGCGTCATTTTGAATGGCGGCTTGGCCTCGAAGGCGTATGCCCCCATATGGTATTGACGTTTCTTCTCGGTCCATGGTGTTGAGCTATGGAAGAAACAGACGTACTCGTCACCCACTCTGATCGGAGGACTTCCGCCCCTCATGTGGCCCCACTTCCAGCCAAATGCCGGAGTCTCCCATTTCTCTACCACTTGTTGATTTTCCCACCTGACCACTTCATGCGGCTCCGTGTTGTAGATCATCATCATCTGGCCGTCGTGCTCAAAGAAGATCCAGTTCTTCTCGTTGCCTTCGTTCATCAAGATGGATCCGCCATTTTTCCCATAGACTGGGTCCCAAACGTTGAGAGCCTGAAATGAGTCGTTTAGGAATGCGACCTGTTGGTGGGCTCCGCTGTAGGTTCTGGTCTTGTAGATCTGGAATGTGCAGTAGGACAAGACCATCTGTCCGTTGATCCAGACAATACGAGGATCTTCCCAGTGCTGGTCCTTGTAACTTCTATTGAGAAGCACCACGTCAATGAAGCCTTCTGGCTTATGATTCTCGTCGAGCTTGAATGCGACGATGCTGTTTTGACCAAGGTGATGCCAGTCAACCTTGCCTGACCTTCGGGCCAGCAGCCAATTAGCTCCGTTGTGAACGATGAGGCTGGGATTGAAGAATCTCGTACCAGGTACAAGCGCCCTTCCGAAATCGTAAAACCCCACGTCCCAAGGAGTCTGGTCCTTGATGGATGGAGTCATTTTTTTAGGTAGATACCGTAAGTCTTTTCTTCCTTAACCGTCTCGATACCAAGCTCTTTCATCAGTTCGAGAGCTTTGTTTTGGCCGCTCCAATCGATGTCGTCCATGATGACGACTGCGCCTTGTTTAAGTTTAGGCCACCAATCTTTAACAGTGCGACACGCTACTTCTTGGCTGTGGTTGCTATCGAAATGGATCAGATCAATGGAACTTTTGGTAAAGTAACCAAGGCATTCTGTATCGTGTTTCCGGAAATGAGATACATATCCCAACACATCGAACTCCTGTAGCTTGTCGAAGTAGGAGGCAATGATCTTGTTCCACGGCACGCTGGCCCACCACTGGTTGTTGGCGTCTGGATTGGTTCCCTCAAGGCACGCTTCAACCTTCCAAGGGTCGATTCCAAACACGATGCCTCGACCAAGCTTTTTCAGGGCTAGACTGATGGCCACCATGGATCGACCTCCAAAGGTTCCGATCTCAAGGCAGGTCTTAGGCTTGTAATTCTCAACGATTTCAAACAAGTCGCTGGCTTTTTGGACAGTACACCAACCCTCCATGGGCGGCGTCTCGATCTTCTCAAGTGTGGCTTTATCTATTTCGTTCATTTTAGGTTTCTTTCAAAGGCTCCATGAGTTGGATCCTTCAAAGTAAGTGGCAGTTGGCTTAGTGGGGTTCCAGAGAACCATTCGTGCTGCGGCACAGATACAGGTGGAAAATCTAAAGTGTTCACCATCCTGTTTCTAAGTCCACGTAAACCATTTGGACCAAAATAGTTGGGAGCCTTGGTTCTGCCGGCGTATACCAGATTTAGTATGGCGTGAGATTTGTCGTTTGGTGAAACACCCCAGTCTTCTCTGTAGAACACATTCCCTGGCTGACCATGAAGTTCCTCGGATTCCCAAGTCATCATTCGATTGTCGTAGACGAATGAGTATCCATTGGCCCTTAGCATCAGACCGGCAACACAGTCCTGCATTCCCATTCCATCGCAGTCCTCATCAAATCCGTTGATCTTCAGAAGAGCCTCAATCGGAGCCACAAAGCTGCATCCAAAGAACCATTCTCCTCCACACGGGACAACAGCTCCTGATCCCACTTGCCTTTCCCTAGCATCAATTCCAAGTGGGTGCTCTTTGTGGTGAGTCACCTCTCCATTTTCGACTTCAAGCTCAAGCACCTTCCTATAGCCACCACATGTGATGCCGCCTCTTTGAATGGCCTCCTTGACTGATTGCAGCCAAGCCGGCCTCAACACACTGAGATCGTCCACAAATACGATCCAATCGGTCTTGCAAATCGCTATGGCAGTGTTTGATGCGTTGGATGCAGCAAAGTAATCTGCCTTGGTTAGACGATGCTTTCCTTGCCACACAGTCGGCTTAGGAGTGATGTGTCGGTTGAGTTTAACACCATAATGGTCGGCTAGACGCGCCACCTTCTTGGCTCGTTCCTCATCGTCTGCATGGAAGTCGATGACATTGACATCTATGTCTGTTCCACCCTGTTTTGCTAAGGATCCAAAAAACCATTCGATCTTGGGTTCAAGACGATTGGTAATGTATGAGATCGTGAGGTTCATTCTTAAATGCTAGGGTTCCGCTTTTACGCGGTTACGGAACAGGCGAAATGAATGACCACCGGCAAGCTCACAAACCCCGGCGCCGCAATACCTCGGCCTAGCGAGGCAACCCTATTGTGCGTCAACCCCCAGTCAAATGCTTTGTCCGGGGATCATTGGCTTCTGGTTGGCAATCTGCTGTTTGGCGATCAGCCCAGCATTCTTTATGGCGGCCTCGTTGACCTTCTGGGTCTGTTGAGCCTGCTGATTGGCTAGGTCCTGAGTCGTTGTGGCCTGAGCGATCTTCAGACGTTGAGCCGTCTCTGCATCCTTGAGCGCCATGTCTTGCTGCGCCTTGGCCGCCTTGATCTGCATCATGTTCTGGGCCTTAGCCTGATCCAGAGCGATCTTGTTCTGGGCCTTCATCGTCTCCGCATCGACAGAGACCTGGGCCTGCGCCATCTGCTGTTGCTGCATGGCCTGCTGTTCAGCCTGCTGCTGGAGCATCTGCTGCATCTCATCGATCGATTGAGAAATCGACTTGAACAGCTCCATGAACTGGGCGAACTCCTGCTTCCTGGAGGCGTCCTGCTGGAGACGCGCCATGTGCTGAGCGACGTGAGCGCGTCCAGCAATGAGGCTGTTGAAGATCTCCGCGAGATCGCCTCCCTGTTGAACCGATTGTACACCTTGGGCCAACCACTCGAAATGCTTAGTAAGGTGAATGATGTCGTTCTGCTTTGGGGTAACCTGAACCGCGCCACCGTCATAGAGAAGTCCGTGCTCAACTTCCGCCTGCCAATTCTGATCAGCGGTATTTGCATCAATCTGACCTCGCGTCCAATAACGGTTGGTCAAAGCCGGTCCTACAGTCGCTGAAATCATGTCACGGATCAGACGTTCCTTGCCATCTTCCGGAAGAGCCGGGAACAAGGTCGCATAAACCTGATTTAGACTTTGCTCCCGCATGAACTGAGAGCCCTGACCTGCAATGCGGGTTGCCTTAACTTGGCATTTCTCGAAGATCTCGCGAGGGACACCATCGTCCACACACTTCTTTTGAAACTCCAATGCCAGCTTCAACCATTTGTTCTTCGTACCCTTCGGAAGGTCTGGATTCGTCGCACGCCGGAACTTTTCAACGTACAATTCATCAAGCTGCTGGTAATAACGTGCCAACTGCGTTTTACCGAGGGTGGCAGATTGAGCTAGTTGAGCCTGTACTTGGTACTTCGTGGGAGGATTCCCAGAGGGAAGCTCCATCCGCTGTCGGTACTGAGAGAGGTTGTTATCAAGAACACGTCCTAACTGCTCGCCCATTGCGATTGCTGGCTCTAAGACTCCTTGGAGATTGCTCTGCTGAATCGTAGAGACGCCATTTGGCAGGACGGTGAAGGCTCCGAATTGGATATTGCTTAGAGCCTGACGACCTGTGGGTTGATTTGATGTCAGGAAGACCGTAGACGTTGCGAACGCAGCATCCACAGCAGCCAGCTGAAGCCTCATGCGCGAGGTCAACAGCTGATACATTTTCACGCCCAACCCCTTGATGGATTGGTGGAATCCGTCGCCACGATCGTAGTAAAAGGCGCAGACCGCCTGACGCATATCGTCGTAGCGGTTTTCAAAGCGGTTAAGGAACTCGTCACTGGAAGCGTCGATGTCCACCCAAGCCTCTGAGATCTTTGGCTCAGCACCGTCCATGCTGAACTCTTTGTACAGAATCTTGGCGATGCGGACCTTGGCGCATTGGGATCCGAGATAAAGGTCGTTGTTCCTTAACGCCTGCTGCCAGGCTTCCCATTGGTTCCACTCAGGAGAAGTCCAAGAAGTGGGCTTGGCGTTCATAATCGAACGCTTTACCTCAGCTACATTCCACCCACTGATGCGTGCGGCTTCCTCGTCAGCAATGAAGTCCCAGAGTTCATTGACGTTGTAGTCGAACTGGAAAATGCACCACTGCCAAGATGCCACATTTGCACGCTCGTCATCAGACACATAAAGAGAACGATGAGGAACAGCAGTGGAACGCCAATCCAGAGGTCGGAGGAATAGTTGCGGTCCAGTCCCATAGTAGACCATGTCATGGATCGAGAGCTGGATATTGAAGTCCATCTCGTCGTCCTGCCTCTGAAGCCAATCAAAATGTTTGGTGATGATGTCGGAATAGAGCTGTGAATTCGGATCGTTGACATCGGCTGTGACAGTGGCGTAGGTCTCAGGCTCTGAGTACACATCGTAGAAGGCTGTGACCGATGTCTCCAAATAGGCATAGCCTTCCCCGTTGTTGAAATTTGCTCGATACCGTTGGGCGTCCTTGGTCTTGTTTGGCCAAGGCGGATTGCCGTCAACCAACCCCTTTACGAGGGCGTTCTTCTGATGCCGCTTCTCGTAGGCGTTGCGGCACCTGGTGAACATCGATCTGACATCACGAGCGCTCGACATCCTCGTTTTAGGAGGCGTTCCGGTATCGTCGAGGCTCTTGAGTTCAGAATACAATCCGTTACTAATCATTGAGTGGCTCCCCATCGCCCATCAGGGCATTTTTGAGTCGGTAAAAATAGTTTCAATCCGCTACATCCACACTTGCCGCAACCTCCGTAACCAAATGCCATTTCGCCTTTCCAGTAATGGCACTGAAGACAGATGGATTTCCTTGCTTCAAAGATATCGTGAGTGACGTTCTTAAATCCACTTGAAGCCCAGTCTACAGCAGCCTGAGAAAATGTTTTAAGTCGTTGAGCCAAAGTTGGAGGTTCAGTAGATGCACACCAATCCGTATCCTGTTCACACATGTAATCGATTATCTTTTGGTATAATCCAACGATTGGATCGATGTTATTCGCCTTATTGTATTCCTCAATCATTGCCATGAGACGATTGATTGAGAAAGCTCCGCCGAACTTCACCCCAGTAATGGGATGAGTGTACCTCCACATGCCTTGCGGCGTGGAGTTAATATCCTTCGGCACCATCATCGTAGGCAAGACAAGTAAAATCTTCTAGGACGCTGACTCCATGTTCACTTTCGGCATCCGCGTTGGCAATCTCTTCTTTCAAAGCGTCTCCAAATGCCTCCGGAAAGAACGAATGACGAACTCTTGCCACCTCCAGTAGTATAAAGAATGAATCTGCTGCGTCAGGACTAACCTTGAGGCGACGCTTCATCTCTTCTTTGGCCTCAACCTTAATTTTGGTTGTCGCTCCTTTGACGTGCTGATAGCGCCTAGCGCACATCTCTCGGACAATTTCCCTAGGCAGATGCGCTATCTGGCTCGCTCTGATGTAATAGACACCTTGGTACCAAAGCTCTGATACCCGGTTGCTGTAGGCGTCCTTTCCTGGCGTTGGATCTGTCGCCGATGCAGGAAGATCTGAAGCCGCACCTCCAAATTGAATGCGGTTGATCCTAGGGCTCCACTCCTGCATGAGGATCTCAGAAAATGGGATACCGCCGCCTGTAGAATCCACGCCTACATCTTCGGGTTGAACCCCAGTTTCCTTGCACCATTGTATAAACTGCCTGGCTAGCTGGAAGTTACGCGGGACGGATTTGTCCGTCACATCTTCATGGAACTCCTTCGTCAGTGTAACCGCCAAGGTCATTTTACCCTCTACAGTCTCTCCCAAGACGCCTTGGATCCCGTAGCATCGATCGCCTCCATTGGTAAACGCTGGGTCAAGTGCCGCCAGTTTGACTAATGGCCCTTTCCAGTGGGGAATTGATACGCCGCCATTAGAAATTATCTCTATTTCACTGTAGATCTGTCCGCTTTCGGAATCCTGAGGTGGGAAAGATCGGCAGAATCGCCAATAACCAATTGAAGTTGATGGAAGTTTGTCGTGTTCGCGCTTCTGTTTACGTCCGTAAATCGGAAAAACATCCTTCTCATAGTCGAAGTTTGGACTCTTGGTTCCGTCAAAATGGAGACACCAGCCACGTTGTGTTTTCCATTCATCATCTTCGACGGTCACCGAGTTAATTCCGGCTTCGGGTTGAATGAACTTACCGAATGGATCCAACCAGCTGACGTGATTTCCTAGACCAATCATCTGGAAAACTGGATTCATCGAGAGGTTGGTCTCGACGGCTTCTAGGATGGAATCCGTCAACTCGGGCAACTCGTCCGCTATGATGATCAGCCTGGGAGCCTTCATGCCAATCAGTCGACCAATGGCTTGGGCTTCCTTGCTTTGGCTACACGGGATCAACTCTATGCCAGCCTTATCACTGGCTGTCGGATCAGAAGCTTTCTCAGAAGTTCGAATCTGGCCGAAACTGTGAACATACTTGCCTGGAAGCCTCTCTTTAGCCCCGTAGTAATAGTCCCGGATCGATCCCCAGATACGTTTCTGGGCGTCCTTCATTGTGGTTGATGTGACCAGCACCTTGGTCTTCTCGGGATCACTGAACCAATTGATGATACCCCACATGGCGCCCCAATCGGACTTACCTGTCGAGCCTGCACCGGAGATGCCAAGATACTGATACTCACACGCCTTCTCGGTCATCTTCTCGGCCCAGGGATGGCGGATAAACTTCTTCTTTGCTCCGGTGCCCCAGAGTTGCTCAACCATCCACCAGAAGAGTTCTGCCCTACTGACCTCAATGCCCTTGTTCAGGGCCTCCTCGTAGTAGGCGAACGCCCAGCGAGCGACTTGGATCTCCGGTGTTTCCACAGCCACAGGCAGGCCCCATACCATTTTCGCCTGACCTTTGGGCGTGTTGATGTAATAAACTTTGCTCACTTTTTGTTACTACACTTGGTCATCATCTCATCCCACTTGGCACACAGAGAATCGGCCTCCTCCTTGCTTTCAATCGCGTCAATAGGGCCGTCGGGCCAGCTGCACCCCAATGCTAACCTTGGTCCCACAGTGTGGCCTAGGAATGAAGTGACGATCTTCCACTTCTCACCATCAGGCACCACCTTGCAGTAGGATCCATCTTTGGCTCTAAGGTGCTTCATCTACTTCGATTTCCGTTCTTTCTTCTTCTTTTTTGCGGACTTTGACCTGAGTGATCGAGTAATCGATTGCTTGTGGAGAGTCGTCTGGAATGACTCCAGCATAGCGGAGACAGTCGATGAAGAACTTCGGGGCGAGATTATCTTGGTCAGTGAGTCGCCTCCTAAAACTCGTAACGCGGACTCGAAAGCGTCCTGTGTCTTCTTTTTTTCCTTTCGCCTTTGCCAGTGGTTCATGGCGAAGAGCTTGTTCAAGCTCGGCACGGGATGACGGATCAAGAGTTTCATACATCAGGACTGTTCCAGAGGCCCCGCTCACAAAGCATTGAGACGGACCTGGCAAGATTGGGTTCATTTGAACAGAGGTCGTGATGCTCTCGACAAAGAGCCCGGAAGTAGCGCTCATCTGAAATGAGGGATCCCGCACGTCCCCGTGAGTGATGACAGTCGGTTGACAGTTTTTTGCATTCAGGCCACTGACATTTCGGATTGGCCTTCATAAAGATGTCCCTCACCTTGTAGTAGGTTTTGAGACGCTCTTTCTGCCTTTCCGAAACCCGCTTCATTTTTTCCAATAGTCGGCATCGTCGTCATCGTCATCTTCATCTTCTACTGTCATTTCGTAAACCACCTCTTCTTTGTACTCCTTGATTCCTTTGAGAAGCAGATTGGTTCCGAACATCAGTAAAAACACTCCCGCCGATATAATTAGGAATATGATTGCGATTTCCATTGGGCCTCCATGGTTGATTTGATCCTCCTCATCATCATCTCACACCACCAATCTTTGGCGATCCTGATATGTTTGCACTCAGACTTTTTACCAGATCGCACATCAATGACGCGGCGCAGTGAAAAGTCCTCGCAACTGCACATCCCGTTAAAATCAAACTCGTCCAGATCAACCAGGAACTTGATTCCGCGGCGGCTGCTGGACTGGACATAGACCCTAAATGGTTCTCCATCTATGGGTTCAACGTCCATCAGAAAAGGCTCATCTGCTTCACTAACGTCTTCTTCGGTTTCCTCTTAGATAGCTCCCGGTACATCGCTGCCAATACCTCTGTGTCCGACTTTTCCACAACCACAACCGTATCTGGTAGTACACTATCTTTGATTCTGCCCACCACCTTCTCCAGAGACTGGTCTCTGCGATCAACAAACTTCCCAGCAGACTTCCGCGCCTTGGCAATTCCCAGACGATGAAGTTTGTCTTCCTCATTGAGTTCGTCGGCACGCTGCCTAACGGAGTTGTCTATGCAAGTCTCTAGGAAAGCTGGGATGTATTCGACGTCTTTGGCTGTGATTCTGGTCAGTGTCTTGATCAGATTCTTGGTGATGAAGTATGAGTCAAAATGCCATCCCATCTGTTCGCATACGAATCCGTAGCGCAATATGGCTTTGGTTAGGTTGCGTTTGTCTCGATAGAACACGCTTACAGGTTTATCGTGATAAAACTGTTCATGGACTACCTGAAGACAGCGGTCGATAAGATCAAGTGGAGTCATAAATCTAGGCCGTATGAGGAAATAAGATCGCAGAGGTAACGGTAAAGATCATCCACCTCCTTTGGAGCATTTCCTTCTTCGGTTCCGTATTTGTTTATGGATCTAATGTGAGCTTTAAAATCTGTCAGGATTGCCCTGTAATATGGACCATTCTTGAAGTCATCGTATTCCTGATCGTTGTCAGGAAGCGTAAACTCAATCTTGATCTTCATCGGATAACTTGTTGATCCAGAAATACCACTTGGGTTCTCCGAGTTCATTTATGAATCTTGATTTCTTGGCGTGTCCAAATTCAATCAGCCTCGCAAGCTGGTTCTCAAATGTCCTCATTGATACCCCAGCTCGTTTTGCCCAATCGGTCTTCGTCCTCCAACCCGGAGGAACCTTTGTCGTGTTCAGCGACAGTGCCGCAATGGTTTCACGAATAGACTTTTCCTTTGATGATCCTGAGGTTTTGGACATCAAAGTCTTTGACGTGGAGTTCGACGAAGGCAAATCCATGGGACCAGTTGTTACGCGAGGCATAGTCGGGTGAGATTTGACAGAGGCATCCAGTGGACCAAGTAGTTATCAGCTTTCCGTTGCCGTCTCGTTCAGAGTGTTCAGAGCGTTGATGGAAGTGAGAGCAGAGAGAGGTGACCTTTGTCCTAAGGAACAGTCCACGAGCAGGGTTCACTGGATTGGAGATTGCAAACCTGTACTCATGGCCATGAAGAACAAGAAGAGTTCCAATATTGATGGCTTTTAGGTGATGGACAAACTCGATTCGGCTTTTGTCGGGTTTGACTTGAGCCTCCCAAGTTGTTGATGGAAGACCTACTAGTTCCGGTGCTTTACTCCATAGCTTGCGGTCCCACCACAACTCATGGTTGCCCTGTTTATAGATGATGCGGGCCTTCTTGAACTCATTCTGAATCCAAGCCAACCCCTGCTTCACGGTTGCGATCTCACCGATCATGTCCCGCTTAGACGGATCAGTTTCATGGGGCGAGAATGAGTAGTTGTCGGCAAAGTCTCCGTTGATGAGAACTACAGAGGGCTGAAGCTTTTTACCAAATGAGACGGCTAGCTCTAGGGCTGCTTTGTCGTGATAGGGTATATGAGCGTCTGGTAATATAAGAACACTCTCATCACCATCAATTCTGATGGGTGTTCTATCGGCTGGAGTCTTAGGTTCCGGGATGGTCATTGGATGGCGCCGAGTCTCTTAGCCAGCCTGGCTGTAAGCTCCAGATCATTGGCCAGATACTTCAGTGCAGCTTGTCTATCAGTCGAGAGGAGAGCGGCAAAGTCCTTTCCGCTGCCGCTTTTTTCACCGGTACCGAGAACTCGGCTCAAACGGTCCAATGAGATGAAGGTATTTTTCTCTCCAAGACGCCATATTTCAGCAAGGTCGATGACGTGGGCATCGTTGAAATAGCGACCCCTCTTAATCCCCTCGCAGATCGGCACTGATTTGATCCAAGAGCGCCGAATCAAATAGGGCAAATCAAAGCCAATGATGTTGAATCCGATGATCTTGCCATAGGAATTGATCTGATAGCGGACCTTGTCCCAAAACTTTGTCAGCATCGAAACCTCATCTCGGGTGTCGCACTCGATTTCCTCATCCTCGCTGTCCATGTAGCCGATGGCGCAGACTTCAGACAGCGTGGCGTCGAGAGCCGCTCTACTCATCACCTCAACCTCATGCTCAGCTTCCTTCGCAGCGATCTTGTCAGGATCCTTGTAGTTGGAGGGAGCTTTGAAGGAGGGCATGATCCCTCGCTTCTTGATGTCGTCCAAATCGACAGGCCGAGTTTCAATGTCGAAAATCAGAAAGCCTTTGTTCATTTTAGTGTTGGCCCCCTTGACCCAGGGGCCGTGAGCTTTCGCAGGGTTTCACTACACACAAGTACCTAACCAAAGATCATCAGAACGGAACATCGTCGTTCGCCACATCAGGCTTTACGGGAACCGCCGTCTCAAACGATTCACCAACCGAGGGCTCTACAGATTCCACCACAACGGGTGCGGGAGAATCAACCTTGCTGCTGCGGAAGTAGTCATCGAGATACGCCTGGAGCTTCTTGTCCAACTCAACAGCCGCTTCGTGGGTAGCAGGCGTCAGATCCACCAGCTTGAACTGCGGCACCTTGAAGACGACGCTACCCTTCTTGCCCTCCTTCGAGGACGCGACTGTGATGGCCTTCTTGTAGAGGTCGTCACCAGATGCTTTACGAAACTCGAACCAAGCGCTCAGTGCAGCACCTCCAAGCTGGATGGAAGCGATCTGAAGCGAGGAGCCGATCTTCGCACCGATGTAGAGGTTGGCCACATAGTGACCACCGGAAGCAGCGACACGGTCTTTAATCGCAGCGTACAGGCCATTGGCCAGCTCACCGCCCTTGAACGAGCGGACAACGAGCGGTTCCAGCCTCATGTTCCGGACCTCGTTCGAGGAGATGCCAGACTCAGAGGCGTCATGCCAACCCTTGATCGTGGAAAGCTCATCCAAAAGGACGAACTGAAAGGGAAGCGGAACAGCTATCTTGGACTTCGCTTCCTTGTCGTAGTGAGAGAACTCACCGAGTTTGCCGCTCCATTCGAACCAACGAACAGACGGATTCTTCTTCGTTTCTGTGGGATTTGATCGACTCATGGTATGCTCCGTGATTGGAGTGGAATGAAGGTATTGACTTGACTCTGGACTGTCAACACTCATTTTCAAAAGCAGCGTGAGTACGTTGAAAAACCATCAGCAAGTCATTGAGTCCAGCCCACATCTGACGACGACAGCGTTGGGTAAACAGCTGGGTGTAAGTGCTTCAACGGTGTGGCGGGTGCGGAAGACTCTTGGCCTAGAGTCTAACGGCAAGCGGGGAACCCAGAGGAAGGACCGTTCCACTTGGGATTGGTCGCTCAAGAACATTGAACTAGCCAGGATCTATGGGCTAAGCCGTCAACGGATTAGTATCCTCAGAAAAGTCTATGGGAAGGCTCTTCCATCTGCTAAGAAGGGCGCCCGCAATGAACGAGAAACTCGATCAGATCGAGGCCGAGATCACGCGCCTCAAGAAACTCCAATCCAAACGTCAGACAGTGCAGCCGTGGAGCCATCGGCCTAAGCCGAGGCTCTCGCATCCCTTTCTAAAAGAAAAAACCAGCTGACCAGTAGGCGCCCCTTAGGAACCCACTTAGGAGAGATCAGCTGGCTCGGCCACCACTCAGTGGCCTAAATTCTTGCCTCTAGGACGTAGGCAAACGGATGGGGTTCCACAGGCTTGAAACCCATCGATCCGTAAAAAATCTTCAACTGGGCGTCTTTGAGGCCGTCGT